CTTGACATTTTCTTACAATGAGCTCAAATAGTAGAGGGCGCGCGGGGGGGTTGAGAAGATACTAATGCACACCTGAAATCAGAGGCATACTCACTATGGCAAGCACCACAGATCCTACTCCAAATCAGAACCCCCCTAAAGACCCCTCTGAAGAGCTCCAAACTCCTCTCAGAGATCCCATCTTTCAAGACCTCACTCGGAAGCAGGAAATGTTTCTTAGAGAGTACACCATAGACTACAACGGATCCCGTGCCGCTATCGCCGCTGGGTACTCTAAGAAGACCGCAAGAGAGATGGCACATGAGAACCTTACGAAGCCTCACATACTCACTGCTCTCAGGGCATATCAGAAGCAACGTGTCCAGGCGCTGGGCATCACAGAGGACAGAATTCTAGAGGCCTGGAGCGACCTTGCCTTCACTCCGCTCCCTGGTATCATCGACTTCCAGCAGTGCCGGATGACGGTGGCGGACTTCTCGGTATTGTCCCAGGCGCAGAAGATGTGCATCAAGAAGTTCCGCGTCAAGACCACCCAGGAGATGGAGTATGACCCCGACTCAGGCCGAAACATTCCCGTGGACGTCCAGTATGTTGAGATCGAGCTGTACGACCGCCAAAAAGCCCTGGACGCCCTCAGCAAGTATCACGGCATGTTCGTCGAGCGAGCCGAGCTGAAGATGCCTGGAGTGGTCTTCAACCTGGACATGCGCGACCCCCGCCAACTGGAGGCACATCCTGATGGTGAAGAGACTGCTGAATAGCCTGGGAGGGCACCTGGAGCGCGCGCTCTGCCGTCATGAGAGTCTCTCCCTGGTTCTGCCATGGGTCCGGCTCTGCTCTGGCCGTATCGGCTCGCTCTGGGTCTGCAACGATTGCGGTCACAAGGAGTATGCCGATCACCCTGCGATACCTCAACCACCCGAGCCACTGGAGGACTCTGACCATGACCTACGACCTGCTCCTGACCATCGTCATCCTGACTATCATCCTCAGTCCGGCGCTCCTCCTGGTGTCCCGAGCCATAGGGAGGACGGGTGTTGACCCATCTCCAGCGCCCGAACGCCCTGAGACGGCCGCTATGGAGCTCCTGCGCCGCGATCTAGCCGATGCTGAGGCCTTGTCCACCCGATCCGCCGCCGTTGTCAGGGCTGGCAAGTACCTGCTGGACCTGCATTCCCGCCCTGGATCCGTGTCCGAGGACGCGTGGGAGCAGGGATTCAGGGCATTAGGCGAGGCTATCCAGGCTGTAGAGAGGGTGAGGCGAGCAGGCCCCCAGGGCATTAGGCGAGGCTATCCAGGCTGTAGAGAGGGTGAGGCGAGCGGCCCCCAGGGCATTAGGCGAGGCTATCCAGGCTGTAGAGAGGGTGAGGCGAGCGGCCCCCTCCTCGCCATCCTAAACCCCGCCGGCCTCAAGCTCCATCTAAAAACAACGCCCGCCACGCCTCTGGCCCCGTCCACGCGCAACCAGGCGGGTTCTTATTTCCCCCCACGCCTTTTCGGCACACTCATCAGCCCCAGTAGCTCCAGCTCTGACATCCGTTTCTTTCCGCTACTATAATACTCCGCCTGTCGCCTAGAGCATCCCGCCAACCGCGCCAGATCAGCCACCGTCAACCCGCGATCATCCATCAGATCACGGACCCTAGGCAACTCTCTACGATCAATCATTATCGTACATATCTCCTATTTGCTGCCACCTCTGGCAGCGTTTACCGGCTACTGGCCGGAACCAGACAAGAAAAACGACCTAATTATATGCTTCTGTTAGATCATCTCTCCAGGCTTCCAAGGTTGCCCTGAGTCCAAGCTCCAATTCCAGATCAATGTCAGCGATACGGAAATTGCCGTTCGCGCGCAAATCAGACTCGCTATACCCACAATTATTTTCCCATGCATGTCCTGCCCATTCGCCATTTCTATGGAACAGTATTTCTATCTTATACCCTGTTTGCCCAGCCGCTTCCAAATCCATTATTTTACGATAGGCGTCCTTGTAGCCTGCCTCAAAAGATTCCATGTCCACATTATTCAATGAGATTACCTGCGTGTCGTCACATTTAGTGTTCATCATTAGTCCTCCTGTTGTGGAAATTTGTTGCCACGTATAGTAGTCGTCGGCTGTCACAAAAACAGCAACGCCTCCATCTACAGGCTCGACCTGGAAGGCGGAAGGATGCTCCGCCGCAACCTCTCTCACTATCGCGGCAATTTCGGCATCGGTGAGTACGTAGTCTTGCATTCTTTTTACGTGGATGATTTTCATAGTCATTCCCTTTCTGGTTGTGTTATTCGTGCCGCCGGCTACCGGCCGGCGCGGTTATGAGCCCTCGCTCAGATTATTAGTATACCGCACCAGGTGCAGTATTGCAAGAGCAGTTTTCAAAAAATGCAAATTGTTTTAAAAACGACGATATGCCGCCGGCCGAATGCCTGGAGGACTATCGGTATTGGAAGCGCCGGTGGCGCCGCGAGAATCGTGGACGGAAATCCTAAAGAGCCGTAAAGACCCATAAAGACCCATAGCCATTGAAGGACACACAACTTTAGCATCTCCGGACCCCCATACCCCCTGATTCGCGGACCCCAGGGGGGGTATTTTATCCTCACCTCCCACAAAATTATGACTTTTGGGTCCAACGGTCCTTTTCCTAAGTTTAGGCAAAGATTGATTTGACATCCTCCCCCCTTCCTGTTATGTTTCTGTTGTTTGTCCGCGTGACTGAGGGGCTGGTTGACAGACACGCTCAACTGGTCAGAACAAGGTACGGTTTAGGGGTTAAACACCCTGTTTAAGGCCGGTACCCTCTCGACGGAGGCGGAAGTAGGTTCGATACCTGCCGCGGGCAAGCGTTTCTTTTAGGAGTTGCCGATGAAACTTCAAGAACTTGCCACCGAGATCTACAAGGCGGCGACAGGCGAGTACCCTCCTGAGGAGAGCTATGAGTTGGACCTGGGCCGTCTGATGCTGATTCCCGAGCAGGTAGAGCCTGACCGTGCCCCCCCGCCGTCCCAAGAACAATCCTATCCCGCCGCGGCTCCGCTTCCGTTGCCATGAGCACCATCAGTAAATCCTCTCAACCCCTCTTTTTTTCCCCGTCTCCCCCTTCTTATCAACTTTCCGTAAAAAATCTCGAAAGAAATTTGCAATGGTGTGGCCGGTGATGAATATTTAGCTAATGCTTAATAAAGGAGTACTCCACATCATGATCGATCTTACCGAATACCGTGTACCTAGGCAATTGACCGAGGCCCTGTTCCTTGGGATGCTTCTTGAGGACACGAAAGACAAGCTCCCTGGTCCGCAGTGGCCTGATAATGGCGCCAAGGAGTTCCGAACCGATCTCTACCCTGTAATGCGGGAGAAGGCTCGTATCGGGTTCCTTCTGGTTACTTCCGTCCGGCGCTATCAGGTAGCCATGACCAGCTATGACAAGGCTTACTGGATCACCCAGGACGGTGGCAATGACTACTTCTTCCGTACCCTGAGTGCGGCGATGAGTGCGCGACAACAGATAATCGAAGAGAAGGGGGTATTGACCAATGGCTAATAAGGAATTCATCATCGAGGCCGGCTACGTCTGTAGTTGTGGTTGCCTTCAGCAGTTCTCGCGGACGCACTGCGAGAGTTGCGGGAGGGCGCTATGAGCGGAGACAAAACCAACGTATTCGGGTGCGGCCACGGTGAAGAATGGTCCTATGACGACAGGGTAGCCCACTTCAAGAAGTGCCCTTTTCACCCGAGCCAGATGGTTGGAGAAGGGCTCACCTGCCAGCTCTGTGCGGCCTGTGCTCCTCCAACGAACCAACCCCCCTGGGTGGATCGCGAGAAGGACGAACGGCCGCAGAAGGGCGGCTGGGCCCCAGGCAACTACATCAACAAATGCGCCTGTTGCAAGAAGAACTTCCAGGGCGACAAGCGGGCCCACATCTGTGCGGTTTGCGCCTATGACGAGTTGCACAAGGAGGAGATGGCCCAGCCCGATGGCCAGATCAAACTGGATCCGGACAAGCACTGTTTGAGTTGCGGCAAGGACTACATGATCGGCGCCCACCGGATGTGTATCTACTGCTTCGACAATATGGTGGCCAAAATGAAGGAGTTGTCGCCCGAGCAGATCGTAGGTAAGATCTCGGACCTGAACTACGTGATTCGGAAAGAGCAGAAAGAGCTTGCGGAGGCGAAGGCTCTGCTCCGTGAGGTAGACGCGGCATGGCAGAGTGAGACTGTTCTGCTGGATCGGACAGAGTGGGCGGTACGCATGAGGGCGGCGATGGAGAAGATCGCCAACAACCTGCAACCGGAGAGTGACAATGACATTAAATGAAGCCAAGTATGAAATTCAGCAACTGCTTGACTACTGGAAGCATTACAGCAAGAGGGCGTAACGATGGCATCCTTGTTAGAGGACATTCAAGAGTTCATGGAACAAGAAGGCTGGCATACTCACAGGCTGATTCCACACATCGAGGAGCAAATCATGTTCCAGCAGTCTGTCAAAGAGCAGGCATACCTAGAGGTGGCGGCTGACTTGAGAGAGAAGGCAAACCAGCATTTTCAGCAGGAACACGACGAAACAGCAACCGCCCTGAGACGCCTTGCTATTGGCTACGAACTACGGGCAAAAGACGAACAGAAAGGGACGAAATGATGAGTAAGCATACACCAGGACCATGGAGAGTATCGGACACAACACACATGCACCCGGTTGCTCCAACACTATTTATCACGCGAAAACCAACAGATGGCGTTAGCGAGACGCACATTGCTAAGATACACCCACTTAACGGTGGTGACAGTATCGCTGAGGTTGCTGCTAACGCTCGACTGATCGCGGCGGCACCTGATATGCTGAAGGCTCTTGAAGACCTTTTCGAGCACTGCGCTATGGTTCACAAACACTGGGGAGTGGTTGCAATTTAAAGCAAGCAAACGCCGCACAAGAGGACGCAAGACAAGCAATTGCCAAAGCAAAGGGAGCCGAATAATGAAGACGAAACCAATCAAGACCACTGGCGACGACGTTGCTGCCTTCTTGGACAAGCACGGCATCACGGCCCCCTGCGTGAGATACGGCACACTTGCACCCACGAGGTGACTCGGGTGGAACTTGACTACGGCGAGTTCGGCCAAGCACTGCGCAGGTTACGTGAGGACTCAAGTATTTCTTTGCGTGAGATGGCTAAGCGACTTGGATACTCTGCTTCGTTCTTGTCCAACTGCGAACTTGGGCACAGGAAGTTAAAATTGAGAGCACAGGTACGATTCGTACGGTACTGTATGGAGGCTAAGAATGGCACCGATGAATGAAGCAATGCTCAAGATAGGCCGAGTGCTGGTCATCTGCACGGGCTGGTATTTGATTATACAGATCGGTATGAAGAAGCCGATGGTCTTCAATGACTCGGAGGCGGCTGACCTATACGAGTATCTCAACCTTAAACGATCAGTAGGGGACTGGACATGAACGAATATCAAGACCACTATGACGCAACACAACTGCCGACTGTGGAAGCGTGTACGGAGCTACCGGCGGAGATGAGTAAGACACCAACAATTCCCCGCGCCCTGTACCCCTGCCACTATTGCTACTGCTCGTGGCATGCTGATGATCTGTACTGGCACGAGGATATTAAGGCGTGGGTATGTACCGAGTGCGAGGGTGACATTCACGAGCGTGGTGTGTGCCTGGCTGATGTGGTTGGTCACGAGGTGGCGGAGGCAAAGTCCAGCCATCCACAGGACTTACTGAACGCATTGACTGTTGATGAGCAGATGGCAGAGATCGCTACACTCAAGGCGGAGCTTGCGGAGGCGAGGGCGGCACCAGGGACCAGCGGGGTCAACTGCTATGAATGCGGGGCGAACCTAGCTTGGCGGAATGTAGAAGGTGGAATCAAGGTTAATGTTTGTCGCTGTGCCGAATCCCTCCGCACCCAAGTCAAGCGGCTAGTGGAGTTGGGGCAGGCAATGTATCATTGCACAGACAATAAGTGTAAATGCCGTCAAGCATGGGGAACCTACCTACGCGCCGAGAACCTGCAACCGGAGGGCGAGTACTTGGAGGAAGTCAGGGAGCACCTGCAACCGGAGGCGAGTGATGAAGTCGAGAGCTGAAGTTGCGGCGTTCATCCGGAAGCAGTTCGACCATGACTGCTACAACAACCCGAAGAAAGCCGGCAAGCACCACTACGGCTACCAAGACGCCAGAGATCTCCTGGACTTCATCTATGACGGAGAACCACTGGAAGGCGAGGAGCTGGAAGCCCCAGACTATATCAAGCCATTAAGCAAAGAAGGAAACGATGAAAACACTGACTAAGAGTATCCTGCAGGGCGATGCCGATCCGATCATCGAGCCGTACCGTGCCGCCAAGGCCCCCAGGGTGCCGAAGCCCATGGTGGAAACCTGGACTCAACGGTTCCGGAAGACGGTTAAAGAGGTGGTCAAGGATCTGGCCGCCAATATCGCCATCGGCTACAGGGCTGGTCTGAATAACACCACCAGCACCGCCAATACGGCGATAGGCGTCCATGCCATTAAAGGACAGGATCCCTGGAGCACCCTGATCGGCCACATGGAGATGTTCCCGAAGTGGCTGGCGGATGCCGTCCAGACCGCCAAGGACGGGTTCAGTCGCTTCACGGCCTATTGGGATCCGGATACCAAAATCCCATCGGAGCCGACCAAACCGTTGGTGGAGCGCCGGATGATGAAGTACTTCGTGTTTGTCATTGAGCAACCACCTAAGACTATGATAGAAGTCGGCCGCCTCATCAACAGCATGGCCAAACGGCTGGTCCGCGACTTTGAGAAGAAGAGCGGCCACCCCATCGAGAAGGTGGTAGCGGTCCGTGAACTGGCATTACAAAACAGCCCCTACGACTTCAGTAGGCAGATCCGCGGCCTGATTGAGTGCGTTGTCTGGGCAGAACCGGAGGTGTACTATGACTAAGGCAGGGAAGTGCAACCCCATCATCGCCGCGGCCCTGCTCCTCCTGGATCAGGCCGAGCGCAAGACGTTACAGACCTTCCCTGACCTGATCGAGGCTCTGGTAGGCGTACAGGTCTTCCGTGATCGCTCGGTCCATCTGGTGTACAGCGAGGATCTGTGCATCCAGGTGCTGAAGAAGAAGAACGACTGGGGCGATGAGAATGCCATGGATTGGGTTGTCTACAACACAGCCCAGACCAAGGTGGGAAATAACTACTGTATCGTTATGCACGACATCTACGAGGAGCCCTGGCTATGAGTGCTATCACCAAAGAAGACCTTGTTAAGTCCCTGTTGAGAAGGGGTGAACTGGTCCTGCGGGTCATGCCTACAGACGAGGAGTCTGCAGAACAGTTACTGATGTGGATGCACGGCAACGACGAGGACAAGCCTATGAAGGCAGAGCTACGGGAGATCGCCTGGAACAAGACGATTGTTCCGAAGGAAGTGGCGGATGCCGCGAGAGCAATCCAAGAGATAAGGGACATATTCTGATGGCTATGAGTGAGAAGAAAGACAGACACATATGCTCCTGCAACCACTGTAAGCAGACCTTCATCGGGGCCCTGGACGATATGTTCTGCTCCATCCAGTGCAGGGATGACGCGGCCGGCAAGAAGGTACCCGAGCAGAACGAGCCAGAGCGCCCGTTTTGCGTCACTTGTGCCCACCACCAGGATGGGCACTTCTGTGGCCTTACCCACAAGATCTACAAGGACCTTGTCACTGGCGAGGACCAGGAGACAACGAATCATTGTGAGTTGGAGCGGTCAATCTCCGCCGAAGGCCGTTGTGGGCCGGATGGCTATTTCTGGAAGCCTGACGGGAAGGCTATCACTGATGACTAAGATGTGTGCCCAACGCCAGACATGGCGGCAATACTACGCGCCGATCATCTACGAGGTGGTGGAGCGTACTAAGGCCCTGGGCGAGAAGGCTGTGAAAAAGGCGCTGGTAGAGGCCCATAAGGGGCTCTGCGGGAAGGGCTGGTCCTGGCCAGACTCAGTGTGGTACTCGGAACGACGACGACAACTGGAACGTGCATTCCAGCATCCGGACGGGTGTGGTGAGATGCCGCTGTTTGAGGGCTTTGAAGATGAGTGACCCTTTCTCCTTACGCATCCGGAAGAGCAGTCCGCTCTGGAATGAGAAGCGCCTGGAGGAGTTGAAGAAGATCGCCTTCCGCATGGCCCTGGCCATAGCGCACAACTGCACCCACAACCAGATCGAATCCCTGGAAGAGTACAAACTTTGGATGGAGCAACATTTCAATGAGTGACCCGACCTTAACCTGTGCCGCAAACCGGACGAAGGGGAAAGACTAATGACTGAAGGCAAAATATTCTTCCCGTCCCACATTCGCACAGGTTCCATGGTGACCTGTTGCGGCTGGACGATTGACGAGATGCAGGAGATCTACTGGAGCACACCCAAGCTGGAACTCTGGGAAACCATGTCGGAGATCGTATTCAAGGCCCTGAAGATGTGGAAAGTGCCGCTCGGTCCCGATGAGTTCAATCACCTGGGCCACCAGTCCTATGCGGACGGCAACTGGTCCTGGACGTATCTCGGCAACCCGATTGTTTCGTTTGGAAGTGGCTTTGTGTGGGCTATATTACCGAAGACAGACAGCCACTGGTGCCTGACCCAGCCGTATGTCATTTTCGACAAGTTCACGCCGCCACGCGAAAAACCTGGAGAAGCATGTTCGATGAGCCCACANATGCAGATCAACTACGCGCCCTCTCCCACCCTGTTTGACTTCCACATGGACCGAGCCTTCGTCCGCGGCGTCATGGGACCAATCGGGTCTGGCAAGTCAGTTGGTATGTGCATGGAGGTGTTTAAGCTCTCCACAGAGCAGGCTCCGGACGCAATGGGCCGGCGCCGGACACGCTGGGCGATCATCCGTAACTGTTACGATGACAAGACCGAGGTATTGACCGAGAACGGCTGGAAGCTGTTTAGGGATCTCCTTGAAGATGAGCGCGTGGCTCAATTGAACGACGATGGGTACATGGAGTTTGTACACCCGAGCTACTACTACCAGAAGCAATATGACGGCGAGATGATTGGCTTCAGAAACGAGGGAGCAAATTTCCTGGTCACCCCAGATCACAACATGCTTGTTTCGAGGGTCAGCACCCGTAAGAAGGTGTGGGGCGAGTATAAATTCAAACACGCCAGCGAGGTTTATGGTTCCAGGTCATATCGGGTCATGCGCGATGCAAAGTGGGTTGGCACCGACCCAAAGCGTTCTGTATCCTTCTTTAGGTGGCTTGGCTTTTGGTATGCCGAGGGTACTTGTGGTGTTTATGGTGGGCGACACCAGCTCGTAATTACCCAGGATCCAGATCGTTATGACGTTGAGAGTTTGTTCGTGGATGCTGGTTTGCCTTACAGCGTCTCAGATAGGCCAGGTAAGTGCATGACATATCGCCTGTCCGTAACCAAAGAGACTCGGGCCCTGATCAAATGTCTGTCTCTTGTCGGTAAGTCACATAACAAGTCCGTTCCTGACTGGATAAAGAACGCGCCGAAAGATCACCTGTGCGCGTTTATCAACGGCTTTATCGACGGTGACGGCCATCATCGTGGCAATAGCCGAACGGCTTATACGAGCAGTAAGTGTTTAGCTGACGATCTCCAGGAGATCGCCCTCCGCGCTGGTCAGGTAGCGAACGTCTCAGACAGAGATCGCCGTGGTAAAAAGTTTGTTATCAACGGCATCGAGACGACAATAAATCACATCGAGTACACCGTGTCATTTCTGACCACAAAGAAATATAGGCCAATACTCCACTCCAATAAGAAGATGTGTTCTCAGGATTACGGTTGGTATAAGGAAGAGTACCACGGAAAAGTATACTGCATTGAGGTGCCAACCCACAAGATCTACGTGCGTCGAGAAGGCAAGGCCATGTGGTGTTCTCAGACTTACCCCGAATTGACCTCCACAACCTTGAATACCTGGAAGGAGTGGATCCCTGAGCATATCTGCAAGCTGAAGTACGGCTCCCCGATCACTGGACACATGCGGTTCCCGTTGGGCGACGGCACCACGGTTGATGCTGAGATCTACTTCCTGGCCCTGGATAAGCCGCGTGATGTGAAGAAGCTCCTGTCATTGGAGATCACCGGATCCTGGGTGAACGAGGTACGAGAGATCTCCAAGGCGGCTATCGATATGCTGACCGGTCGTGTCGGCCGCTTCCCCAGGATGGCTGACGGCGGGCCTACGTGGCGCGGTATCATCATGGACACCAACCCGTGCGACGACGATCACTGGTACTACAACCTCGCAGAGAAGGAGAAGCCCTACAACTACAGGTTCTTCCGTCAGCCAGGAGCCATGGTGGCCATCAAGGACGCTGAAGGCAGGACCGTGGACTATCGGGCCAACCCGAAGGCCGAGAATATCAACAACCTGGACGGCCGATACGCCTACTACTCCAGGCAGATTCCAGGTAAGGATCCGGACTGGATCAAGGTCTACATCATGGGCGAGTACGGTAGCCTGTTTGAGGGCAAGCCCGTCTACCAGAACATCTGGAATGATCTCACCCATGTGGCCACAGACTCTCTGGCCTGCTATCGGGGGATCCCCTTGGTTCTTGGCTGGGACTTCGGACTCACGCCAGCTTGTATTGTGGGACAGGTCACGCCCAGGGGTGGGGTCAATATCCTGCGGGAATACATCTGTGAGGACGGTGGAATCAGGGAATTTGCCAATAACATGGTCAAACCGGCCCTGTTTAACGAGTTTCCAGGCTGTAACCACATGTCCTACGGCGATCCGGCCGGTAACCAGCGGTCCCAGGTGGACGAAACCACCTGTATCCAGGAGCTGAACAAGGCAGGATTCCCATGCATGGCCACGATGACCAACGCATTCCTGGCCAGGAGACAGGCCGTTACGGCCATGTTAGGGAAGTTGGCGGACGGGAAACCCGCGTTCCAGCTCGATCCGAGCTGTCAAGTTCTGCGAAAAGGGTTCAACGGCGGCTACAAGTTCGACAGAGTCCAGGTATCCGGCGACGAACGCTACCGAGATGTGCCCTGTAAGAACGCATATTCTCACCCGCATGACGCTCTGCAGTACCTTATGCTGGGTGTAGAACACCCAATGACTGCAGAATCCCCGAATCGACCTCCCGCACACCCCGATACTGCCTCAACAGTTGCGTGGGATGGACTGACCTAAATCGGTTTTGACCCGATTTCTCCGAAAAACCCTTGTAATCATACACTATCCCGTATGTTATCTCCAAGGGGCCGGCGGCAAAAAGTCGGCAAGTAGGAGGCATCCACATGGCATTATTGCAGGTCAAGTCGAACGCACAGATTGACGAAGACGCGGCTAAAGACAGGGCCAAGGTCAAAGAATTGAACCAGCCCAAGTTCGCTACGGAGCTCGCCGCATATATCTCCACTTGCTTTGAGGCGGCGAAAGACCACCGCGAAACCGAAGGTATTACTGACCGCCTCAACGAATCTGCCCGCCAAAAGAAAGGCATGTACTCCGCTACCAAGATCGCCGCCATCAATAAACAGGGTGGCTCGAGACTCTACTTCAACATCACCGACACCAAGGCTGAGGCCGTAGAGGCATGGCTCCAGGATGTGTTGGTTCCAGTGGGTGACCGCCCCTGGGCCGTCCAGCCCACACCCATCCCAGATCTGGGCGATGACCGAAAGGACGAAGTGGTCGAGCAGATGCTCCTACTAGTCCAGGACGCCCAGGACCAAGGACAGGAACTGACTCCAGAGGACTACTACCAGTTCGCGGCCGAGACATACGACAAAATGTTGAAGGACGATGTCAATGAGGCCAAGGAACGTGCCGCCCGCATGGAGCAGAAGATGGCGGACCAGTTGATCGAGGGCGACTTCTTCACTGCCCTGGACGCATTCAAACAGCGGCTGGCCACATTCCAGCTCGCCATCATGAAAGGGCCCGTCATCAAGAAGAAGCGCCGGTTGACGTTCGTTAAGGATCCGATCAGCGGCGTACAGGTTCCTGAGGTGGTTGAGGACCAGATTCCAACATGGTGCGCCCCGAGCCCGCACGACTTCTACCCTGGCCCGAGCGCCAGGAACGTCGAGGACGCCTACATCTGCGAGGTGGTCCACCTCAACAAGAAGCAGTTGTCGGACCTCCGCGGAGTGGACGGCTATAATACTAAGGCCATCGAGGCGCTCCTGAACGCCAACTCCCTGCCAAAACTCGACATCACCCTTCCTGGCAACGATGAACGTGAAGATATCGAAGATATCGATACCGACGAGACAAACCTTCCCGACTCAACTCTCCAGGCTATCGAGTTCTGGGGTCCGGCTCGGGGCTCTGTGCTGAAAGCATGGGGTATGAAGGGCATAGACGACGACAACCGATACTACGACATCTGCGGCATCTTGGCAGGAACCTATGTAATCAAGGCGATACTGAATCCAAGCCCTCTAGGACAGAAGCCCTACTATATTTGTGGCTTCATCAACTCGCCTGACTCCATCTGGGGAACCTCCCTTCCCGAGAAGATGAAGGACTGCCAGGATATGGTTAATGCCTGCGGCCGTAATATGGCGAATAACATCGCCGTGGCCGCGGGCCCGCAGGTTTCGGTTGACATCGGGGCCCTCCCCCCAGGTGTCGATCCTACGAAGATCCATCCGATGAAGGTCTGGCAGTACTACGGCGACAAAACTCCTGGTCGGCTTCCGATCAACTTCTTCCAGCCCACCGCCAATGCCAATGAACTCCTGGCCGTCATGTCCGCGTTTGAGACTCGGGCGGATGACCGGACCATGGTCCCGCGGTACAGCTACGGAAACCAGGACGCTGGCGGCGGAGCCGCTGAGACAGCATCCGGACTGTCTATGTTGATGAATGCGGCCAGCAAAGGAATTAAGCGCCTCGTAGGCGAAGTAGACAGACTGGTACTTCGGCCGCTGTTGTACCAATTGTACGTCTGGAACATGCTCTACCTGGACAATGACAAATTTGGACACCTCAAGGGCGATGTTCAGATCGTCCCGAAAGGGGCCCTCGCCATGCTCCTGCGGGATCAAACCTTACTTCGACAGCAGGAATTTCTTAACTTTACCAACAACCCGACTGATATGCAGATCATCGGGATGGAGGGCCGCGCCAACGTGCTTCGCCGCGTAGCCGCCCGACTCGATATCGATCCGGACAAGGTCGTTCCGGATGAAGCCACCCTGCGGCAACGGGTCCAGGATGAGCTTGACCAGCAGATGGCCATGCAAGAGCTGGCCGCGACGGACGGCCCGCAAGGAGGAAAGGAGATGCCCGTTGAGTAGTATGGCAAGATCACTGAGGCGCGGCCAGGAGCGTCAGGCCAGAGAAGACACTCCAGCAGAATTTCAACAGCGCCAGAGCTGATGGCGAAGTTCATTGCAGGATCATGCAGGAAGTCATGAATGAGTTGCCACTGTGGCGGCGGATCTGGCTCGGAATCAGGCTGGTATTCAAGAGGTTCAAAATCACATGAGGACTCCGAGCGTCGAAGTGCTCCGAGCATTTGCGGAGCTTCAAGGGAACCATATGTTTGAGCGGATTATGACATTCGTAAGAGAAAGTCACGATCTCACTGTAGAACAACTACAGACAGAGACTGATCCGACTCGCGTGTTCCGGCTCCAGGGGTCTTCAGTGGTCCTACAGGATATCAAGAATTTGCACGAAAAAGCCAGAGACGAACTCGAAAAAATAAGTAACACAAGGTAGGAGAGTACTATGAGTTGGAGAGAAAACGCAGACTTCGGCATCATCAATGCCAATGAAATTCGGGTCAAGACCCTGAAAGCCGGCGGTGACGCACAGCAAGGCACCATTCCCCTGGATGTTATGACCCCTGGTGCCGGTATCACGGGCGGGACCGGAACGGTCATCAAGACAAGCATTGAGAAGATCGGTGACCTGTTCAAAACCTCGATCTACATCGATCTGACCGGCCTGACCAGTTCCGCGACTGACGGCGACATCATCGGTGTCGATGCCACGGGCGCGGCCTACCTGGGCCGGATCCTGGCGGCTCAGAACGGTACGATTGTTGCCGGTCGCGTGACCTGCATGGAAACGCCCACCACGGGTGACGACGATATCGCGATCTACTCGGCAACCGAAGCGACCGGTGTCGAAGACACCGCCATCGCTGACCTGACCGAGACACTGGTTCTCGATCACGGCGCCTGGGTACTGGACGGTGCGGACATGCTGACCGCAATGATCCCCGCGAACGGTTACCTGTATCTCGTCGCCAAGGGCGGCGACACCGCAGGCGTTTATGACGCTGGCAAGCTCCTTGTCGAGCTCTGGGGTGTCTAGTAGAATCTAGCATGTGGAGTGCTATTGCTCCGGCTGGCCGGATACGCCAGTCGGGGCATCAGAACAGGCCCCTGGAATACCAACACCGGCTCCAGGGGTAATTAGAGGTGCGAATATCCATCAAGGACTCGCAGGAAATACAAACGAAAGAAGGTTGACATGACCACTGTAAGCGAAGAACACGAAACGCACGTACCTGACGTTGTTAAACAGAACCTGGAGCAAATCATGGCTCGGCATCCCGATGCCCCAGTTGCCTCCAGGTGTAGTGCCCGCCGCGGACGAAGGGAATAACGCACAGCCGGCTCCCCCAGGAGGGGAATACCGGATCTGGCGACTCCCGTAGCGCCCGAGGCCAAGCCGTTAACTCCGCCGGACGTAGTGGACCCGCAACCAGCCCCGCCACAGGCACCAGTACAACAGGGTGACCTACCCGTTGCTACTGACCGTAGTACACTGCCGGAGGACATCCAAAAGCAGTTACACGGCTATGATGTGCTGAAGGGGAAGTACTCGGCCGAAGTGCCGGTATTCCAGACTGACTTGCGCAAGGAGAGAGCCAAGGTCGAACTGCTCCAGGAAGAACTGGAGAAGGCCCGATCCGCAACTCCTGAAGCACCCGCTGGCCAGCAAAACATAGTCAGACCAGATCAGATCACAGACGAAGAGCTCGCCGCTTTCGGTGTGACCGAGCAGAATCTGGAAGACTATGGGCCCGAGTTCTGGAAGCAACAGATCGCGATCCAGAAGAATCAGGCCATGCAGATACAGAGTCAGATGACGCAGATACAAGCGCAGGCGACTCCTGAGCAAATGAGTCAGGAGGAGGCCACGTTCTTCTCGTCAATGGACGGTTTGGTCCCACAATGGAGAGAGATCAATAACAGCCGCGAATTTGAACGGTTCCTGACAGAACAGGATCCGGTTGTCGGAATGTCGTATGGCGATCTGCTGAACGATGCCGCCGACAGCAACAACGCAGTTCGTACTGCCGCGATCTTCAAGGTCTTCATGGACAGTGTCAGCCAATCGACTGGTGCTCTGCCGGCTCCGGCCGTTCCCCAACAGGTGAACGTGTCATTGCCGTCAGTCCAGTCACAGGTCGTTCCCAGTACCTCACCGCACGGTCAGGGCCCTGCTCAGAAGCGTATTTACACTCCCCAGGAGTGGAAAGCCGCGATGATCAGCCTGACTACCGGCAAGGTCCGAGGCGAACGAGCAGTCGCATTGGAAAAAGAACTAAATGCCGCTACCCAAGAAGGCCGAGTCCGCTAGAGCAATCCAGAGGATTCCGGCACGATGGGGTAGTGGCCTAGCATAAAGGCTATCACTATGGCTAATTACCCCATCGCCGCCGAACATCCAGATCTGGATACCGCCGCGTACATCCCGATTTTGTACGCCGCAAAGCTCCTTGTAGAGTTCTACAAGGCAACCGTGTTTGGCGTCATCGCCAATACGGACTACGAAGGCATGATCAAGGACATGGGCTCCGAGGTCAAGATCCGCCTGCTCCCCGAGATCGTGATCAACGATTACGTGAAGGGACAGAACCTGAACTACGACAACCCCGAGCCGTCCAGCATCTCCCTGCTGATCGACAAGGGAAAATACTTCGCGCTCTCGATCAATGAAGTTGATCGCAAGCAGGTTGACATTGAATTTGTCAGCCAGTGGGCGCGTCACGGTTCTTCGGAACTGAAGCCCAAGGTCGATTATGATGTTCTCTCGAACATCTACGGCGATGCTCACGCATCCAACAAAGGCGCCAGTGCCGGCGTTGAGTCCGGTGACATTAACCTGGGTGTCAGCGGTACGCCGCTCCAGGCTACTACCTCCAACATCCTCGACATTATCGTCAACTGCGGCGTGGTCCTGGATGAGCAGAACGTGCCGGAAGAAGGTCGGTGGATGGTACTCCCCGCCTGGGCCTGTGGCCTGATTAAGCGTTCTGACCTTAAAGATGCCTCGCTGGCCGGCGATGGCACCTCCATCCTGCGTAACGGCCGTGTTGGTATGGTTGATCGTTTCACGATCTACATGTCCAACAACATTGCGAAGACCACGGACGGCTCGGACACCGTGTTCAACGCGATCTTCGGTCACAAGGTCGGCCTGACCTTCGCCTCGCAGATCGTCAAAGAAGAAACCCTTAAGAACCCGAACGACTTCGGTGACCTGCTCCGTGCCCTGCACGTTTACGGTTACAAGGTCGTTAAATCGAAAGCCATCGGCCACCTCTACATCAAGAAGTAGAGCGGGTAAAATTGGTCCTCTGGTTGCATGGGGCCACTCCGGTGGCCTTGTGCTCTTAACCTTCTCAACCATAATCTAGCCAAAGGAAAATCAATATGGCTTCTTATGACATTACTGTTGGCGGCAGTGGCGCCAAACTGCCCAACCGCCTCATGGACGGCGGCTTCATGCTCGGCTTCGACTTCAACCTGGACGAACAGAATCTGGGTTCTGGCGATGTCGCGAACTGTCTCTACATCCCTGCGGATGTGCTGATCCTGGCGGTCCGTGCGGACATCGTCAAGCTGGAGGGGGCGACCCTGACAGTGGACGTTGGCCTGTATCAGGCCGATGATGGCACCACCGCCATCGATGCAGACTGTTTCTTCGACGGTCTGGACCTGAACAACGCCCTGGGCGACAGTTGCTCCTGCCCAGGCGCCCTTGCGGAAGCGACCCCGAATACCTTCTCGCCCACGGGCGCTCAGGGGTATTTCCCAGGTCAGGCCGCGTACTTCTCGGTCCTGTCGAACAACGCCAGCGCCGATACGGCGCGGGTGAAGTTCTACCTGTACTGCGTACAGATGACCGTAGACGAGATCGCCAACAAGGACTAGACCTCCCTGTTGACTGAATAACCTCTCGACCACTACTCCGATTGTGGTCGAGAGGGTTCTCCCGTACCTGAACCGGAACCCTCCAGAGGAACCACTACAATGTCAGATCCAGTAACAGTCCGAATCCTCCGGCGTGATGACGGAGCCGTCTTCACCTGGACCGAAGCACTCGCAAAACGGTCAGACATGACCGAAGACAAGATTGTGAAAGGCGAACCCGTCGATGAGCGAAAAGCGCCGTCGAAGGTGGATCCGCCCGACATCAAAGACACCGAAATCCTGGCGCCCATGCCGAAGCCGGAGCCCGTTAAGCCGAACGCACCGACTGAGCCGATCAAGATGGTCGATCCTGGCGAAGAGACGAAAGTCAAAGATGCGCCGGCCGAGGACACCAAGAAAAACCTCAAGCCGAAGCGATCCGAAGCCGAGATGAAGAAGCAGGTCACAGCCGCGCTCAAGACCGATCACGGTTACGGCCAGTTGGAGTACAAGGCCGAACTGGTTATGTACGCCGAGATGAAGCTCGGTCTGGCTCTCAGGATGAAGCTCACTGAGGACAAGATGCGGGCGAAGCTGGCCGAAGTCGAAACCGCCTTCCTGGCTGAGAAGTAAACAGAGGAGAACCCGATGCCTGCGGACATTACGACAATCTATCCGTTGATCACACCATATGCAGGCGCTTGTCCCGTACCTGTCGTCAAGCAGAAACTCATCCTTGCGGCCCGTAACTTCTGCCGACTGTCTGAATGGTGGAAGGAAGACCTCGTTGCCCAGCCGACTGATACCGATGAAACGGATTATCAGTTGCGGGTGATGACCACAGGAACGCATGACGGTGGTGATGATCAGGCGATACTTACGGATTCGACTGCGGTATGGACCGTGGACGCATGGATCGGGTTCTACCTATTCAACATTACGGATGGCAGTTACGGCATCATAACCGACAATGACGCCACCACAATCACTGCCACCCTGGCAAACGGCACAGACAACGACTGGGATGACGACGATGTCTATGAGATCCGGACTCATCCCTATGACGCCAGAATCCACCGCGTCAAGGTTGTCAAGATCGACGACTCGACCATCAACCCCGCCGACTACACAGTCACCAGGGACTACCTGTTGGAACTGGACTCAGAGCCGGTTGAGGACGACCTGGACCTAGATGTGAATGTGGTTCTCTGGCCGGAAGCCACTTGTTGGGAGTACCCTCAGATCCTGCTTGACAAATATGACCAGGATATCGCTGACGGTGCTCTCTCTTATCTTCTCGCGATGAGCGACAAGCCATGGGCCGACATGGATCGGTCCCGTGAACTGCGAAGGGACTTCAACCACGCGATCAATCAGGCCAAAGAGGAGGTCTTTACAGACCGAAAGGCCGCGGATCTCATTGTAGACATACCAGAACTATAGGAAGGGAACGAACCATGTCAGACGAAAAGCACATCATACATCACGAAGAGGGCGGGCTTTGCATTCAGCAGGGGAGACTGAAGGCAATCACCTGGATGATTGGTGTACTGGTTTCGGTAATACTCGTTGGAGTAACAATCCTGATCAGCCTCACGGGATGCACGATGGCCCAGGCCCAGACCGCAGAGAAAGCGGCCCTCAAAAACTCCAACTTGATAGCGATAAGAGATGAGCGGTACGCCAACCTCACATCCACACTGGGCAGAATGGAGAAGACCCTGGCGCAACTAGAGTCTAAGATAGACAAGCTAGAGGAGAGAAAGCGGCAATGACTCCAGAAGACGTTTTCACAGAGGCCAGACATATCCTGCATGACATTACAGGCACCGACACCTACAGGTATGATCCTGTTGATATGCTACGCTGGCTCAACCTTGGGAGGCAGGAACTGTATAAGCGCCGGCCGGACTTGTGGTTGGCGGCGGACAACACCATGACCGCCTTGTCCGAGTTGACTACGGCTGACTATGAGACAACACTCACCGAAGGACTAGACCAGATGCTTCGACTGGCCCACTTCATTGCGTATCGGGCATTGAGCGGAGAGTCCGCCGACGAACAGGAAGCCAGACAGGCCATGGAACAGAAAGCCATGTTCGACGCGGCTATTTAGGGAGGTGCAAGGTGACTATCATTCGCAGTCCGGAACAGCACGGCGGGATTATGCCCCGCGTGGGGAACCACGATACCCGTAGGCTCGCAGAGCTGGGTATGGCCCAGACCGCTGAGAACGTGGACCTGACTTCGGGTGCCCTTGTCCCAATCAATGTGGACACTCCATTCAATCAGATGAATGATGGCGCCAACTTGAACGGCGATATAGACTCTTCAGAGATCTGGGACATCCCTGTTCCTGACGCCCCATCCTACGTCGAGACGGATAAATTCCGGTTCGCCCAGCCTGCTACATGGTTTGATGTGACGGCCAGGGTGTGGTTGAGCTATATGGACCGGACAGCCGGTGCCGAAGAGCTTGTCTATGAGGATCTGGCATCCGCGCAGCCCCTGTCTTACAAGTGGACCCGCTACACCAAACGCGGCATTGAGGTCACCTTCTCGATGGCCCGATTCACCAAGGCAATGGCAGGAGGGGGCCCCTTCTTCGTTCGCGGCCCGAAGTACCAGTTCGACTTCTCCCCTGGAACTGGCGACTACAATGGCGGCCCCAGTGACACCTCTCAGCATCCAGATACTGCGACACCGAGCGATCCCGAGTTCATCAAGGCGGCGATCCCGCTATACATGCCAACGGACTGGTCAAATTATTCGGCCGCACCGCCAGCAGGGTCCATAGATATCAACTATGCCACATTGGAAGTGGTGGATGTGATCGGGGCCCAACTGGGACGAGGACCATTACGATCCGTCCGTGCCGGACTGGACCTGGGGATCCGTTTGAGGGTGTGGTCAATATCAATATCACCTTCATCTGTAGGATGAACTACACTGATCCTCGCACCCGCGTGTTCTATTACATGCAGTCTATGGTCAAGGAAGATAGCGGGAACGAGTACGAGGGGCCCGTCAGCGAACTGTCTACGGTGGTACAGCTCGACCCTGGCCAAGGGATCAAGTTGACGACAACCAGGGAGGCCACATACAATAAAAACAACCTGTATCGCTCGGCCGATGCGTCATCCGGTTTCCGCCTGCTGGCGAATGTGGATGCAGACGTTTTCTATGACGCCGTCACCCTGCCGGTCACAGACGAACTGGAGGACTACGGCGCCCTCCCCGACACGCCGGCCAACCTTGCGGTAGGTTCTGCCCTTCATCCGGCCCAGTTTGCGCTCTATTACAAGGACAACATGCTGTACCCAACGGCCACCGGCAAGATCTGGGTCACGCCTGAGGACTACGCCATTGAGTTCGATACCAATATCCTTGCTGTAGCGATCAGTGGTACGTCCGCCATTGTCTGGACTGCCGGAGCCACTGGCGATGACGGCAGGGTGTATATGGTGACAGGCTCCAACCCAGCCGCGCTCTTGCTGTACGAGATCGCCAGTCCCGATGTCCACCCGCTTCTGAACAAGCTCGGGCTCTGCCGTCTTGGGCAAACGCTGATCTGGCCCAGCCATAACGGGCTGATGGCCGTAGGCGGCGGACTGGAGATTACCAACCTGACGAAGGACCACTTCACCAGGACCGAGTGGAACGACCAGACCCCAGGAAGCATGGTCGCCAAGACCGCGGACAAGTCGGTCTTCCTGACGGTGGCCGGCGGCACCAACCTCCGGATCGATGTCGAAGAGTCCCTGGCGCGGGTGTCCACCTGGGACACCACGGGACCGAATGCTACGCTCAAGTGGAAGTCCGGCCGGTTCCAGTTCCCTGTGAAGTTCAATCCGAAAGCGGCCAGGATCGCCGCGGCCGACTACCCCGTCCACTTCCGGCTATATAACCGTGGTCGCAAGGTACTGAGCCAATACGTGACCGACTCCAACCCGTTCTTGCTCCGCAACCTGCCGAACGGCTCTGAGTGGTCCTATGAGGTTGAGAGCGACTACACGGTCTATACCGTAGAGCTCGCCACAAACATGAAGGAGTTAACCCCCAGTGGCAACTGGTGAAAAACCAACTCAGCTTAGTCAAGGAACTTTCAGGTTCACAAGTCCGCAGGAAATTGAAGACCGGCGGACCGCTGTTGCGTTGCATGAACTCCAGGTTGCCATCCAGCAACTGAATGAGGCTCAGGGATCACTCACCGCCCAGGTAGACTCCATCGAGACAGATACAATCGCCGGAATTCTGGAACTCCTGGCGGATGACCCCGAACTCTCCAGTGACGCCTTTGACCGGATCAGGGAGAGAATCAAGTATGTTTGGGGCGAGACGCGCCGAAACCGGAAGTACATCCAGACTTCCTGGAAGTGGCGGCATGACCACATCCTGTCAGCCAGGGCGTTTTTTACGGATGACGCATACTCTCTGATTTCCACAGACAGCAAGGTCACCGTGACCGCGTCTAATGCATGGCTGAAGGATGGCACCACGGCCGCGATTGCCGAGGCCGATTTTGATCTTCCAGCATCAACAGCGGGGCCGCTTTGGCTATACCAGCACATTGTGGTTTCTGGTGGTGCATTTACAACCAATGCCTATGCAAGCCTGACAGGGGCCACTCCTCCTGTTCCAGATGACGGGGCTGGCACGTATAAACGATTGATAGCCAAACTAGTCGAGGACGGGACATCGGACCGTTGGTCTATTGAACAGCATAGGGCGGGAGATTGGCTTGAGCCAGGAGGGGCTGGAGACTATACTGGCCCGTTCGCCGTGACCGATGACCCAAGCCCGTCCTACCCTGCCAGGGTGAATATCGGTGATAACATGAGAACCACTCTCAGTATCCCTGGTGTGATCCATGTACATCCAGATAAAATCACGAAGAGCACGAAGGAGAATGTGACCATAAGCGGGAACGGTTACATCTACTATGCAATCACCAGAGATGGCACTGTCGCGGCAAGCGCGGCCTATGCGGCCAGCGTCCCTGCCCATACTGCAACGACCCTTTACTGGCCCTTGGCCTACGTGACCTATTCTGGCGGATCCGTAGGAACAATCACCCAACTGCACTATGGCCAAATCATCACCGATAAGACTATCCTGACGAGTTGCTAAAATGGTTCTATTACGAAATTCAAGCGGCGTAAAGATACGCGACACGGCCGGCGAAATTGCTCGTCGTATCTGGGGTGAGGGCTACGGGATGAGAATCAAAGGATATACTGATGGAGACATTCCTGCATCAACATGTACAACGATTGTTAGCGGCTCTGGTACGCTGTGGAACGGAGAGATGCCAGAGAGAGCGTTTGTCAATCAATGGCTCCAGCTCGACAGTGATTCGCCGTTCCCAACGCAAATAGACACAAAAGAGTTCGTGCAGGCCCAGGTCATCCTAAGCGCAAGCGTTTGGTACTTGACTGTCACGATACAGAGAACCGCGATACAATCCACTACGGCGTGGTTAGGCGAAAAGACTTGTAATGATTGCATGAGCCCATGTGGAATATATACCAGGACTTCGGGTTGTGCCGCAACCCCATCAACCCTAGAGATCGAGAAGTACACCCCATGACCTGTCCCCACGCAATTGATGTCAATATACAAGGGACTGTTCAGTGCCGCCTGGGCCTGTTTGGCGGCTTCCCGCATCGTGGGGTCTGCCAGGGGTGTGACGCTCCTAAAATCAAAGACCGAAAAGCTATCGCCGCTGAGCTCGCAAGGATTCAAGAAGAAGAGCAGGTAAGGTCTGCCTGTAAAGACCATTCCTTCATCAGAAGGGCCGTCAATAACCTGAAGAACGAACTAAATTAGGAGAAATACAATGGCTATCGTAGGACAACTCACTGTCAACACCACCACCTCTGAGGCCTTGGCCGCAGACGAGTATCGCGAGGGCGTGGTCCTCTGTCTGGAAGCGGGTGAAGAAACCGTCTATGGCACATTCGTCGCCTAAAGGAGAAATAAGATGAGAGAAATTACTGTCCAAACTATTATGAGCGCCGAGGCGATCCTCGCAAGCGCAAGCGCCGATTCGGATGTACTGGACCTGAACGCATTCAAGCCAGAGAAGGACCGTATGGGCCTCCAGCTTGTCCTCGCCGGTACTGGTACGGCAAAGTTGGAAGTCTTCCTGTCGGCGGACAACTCCATCTGGGTAGAGAGCGGCGATGGCGATGTCGCCACCACGGTTGCGGCCGGCAACTCGATCTACGAGATCACCCCCGAGCTGATGCGTTACATCAAGATCAAGGTTACTGAAGACGGCGGGGCCGCGGCGATCACCGTCACCAGCCTGAAGCTCGTAATTCAATAAGGATCGGCTTATGAGGTATGTAGTAAACGTTCTACTCCTGGCTCTCGTTGTGGCCTGGGGTACAATGACGGTGTCTTGCATCAGTAAGGACGTAAGACGGTTCAACCTGAAGAAGGACGGCTCCCGTGTCTATGACCAGAGCGGCAACTACGAGGAGACAAAGACCGAGCTTGGCTTTGGCGGCAAGAAGATGACACTGTGGACGAAGGTGAAGAAGGTGCTCTCCAGGAGTGACTTTGTTGATAAGTGGATCACCATCGGGCTCTTAGCTGGACTCGGGCTCTCCATCATTGGTTGCATCGTGTCCCTGGTTGGTAGGTATTACCATCAACCCTGGTGGGATGAGGTAGGCGTGATCTCTGTGATCACGCTGGTCGTCTGCTTTACCGGCCTCATGATCTACGGGATCCTGAAGGTTGCCCTTCCTACGGGTGCCTTGACATACCTAGGCTACAGGGCCGTGAAGGTTATCAAGAAACGACGAACGGAGGCCTCTGATGGCACTTAATGTTCTCCCAGCTACGTTCAACTATGACGTACCCCAGTCTGCGGACTTCAATATCATCTTTGAGTACGACGACGACTGGGATCTGACCGGCTACACGGCCGCAAGCAACTGGTATCTCGAGTATGGCGGTGCCAGCCAGTTGGAACTCACCAGTGCGGCCGGTGAGATCACCTTTGATCTGGTTGCGAAGACAATCACGATCATCATCACCGATGCCGACACATCTGGGATGACGGACTACGAGTTTGTCCATCACCTGTTCCTCACGGACGGCTCTGGCAACAAGGACTATATTCTGAAGGGCCACGTAAAACTCATAGAGGCGTAATGTCAGCACAAGTCCACCAGACCCACGTAGTAATGAAACAGACACAAAGCGTGGCTGTTATGAAGGCCCAGGCCCCGAGTCAGGCCGTCATGCGGCACACCAATGACCGTGTCCTGCTCAAGCGTGTGGTTGGTGGCCCCCCTGGGCCGAGCGGCAACCCGTCTAGTCTGGCCGTAGGTACTGCCAACTACCAGATGCTCTGGTGGGATAACGTGGCCGCAATGTGGAGGCCAGGGGATGAGACGAAGCTCTCTTGGAACCCGACTACCGAGATGTTGGTGGCGGCGAACCTTACAGTGGCTGACTATATCATGCCGGCCGCGAAGGCCACTGTCAACAATCAGGCCCTCCTGGGGCAGACAGACGGCTCCACGGCATGGACCGCCCTGGACCATAACACACATTTGCTGAATGTGGGGTCTAATACCCACGCGGCGATTGACACGCACATTGCGTCCACAATTGTTCATGTGCCTAATGGCGGCAGTGACGGCGTGCTTACGTTCTGGAACGGTGGCGGGTCCGCATGGGCCGCAACAGCCCAAGATGAACTCTACTGGGATGACACGAACAAGCGTCTTGGTATAGGTACGACTGCGCCGCTACGCACCATGCACATTGATGGTGAACTTTTGCTAGGGGTGGATGAAACGTATAGCCCTGGCACCGGAGGCCCTGACAATTTCATCACCATGAGATACAATGTGTCAGGGAACCCGGAACTCCGTTTCTTTAAATCCGGTATCGTGGACGCTAAAATGACAGTAGAATCTATTGCCGGATTCACGTTTGATCCGGGGCTGGAAATGCCTTTTTTGTACGTTGAAAAATTCAACGACTCCTTACTATCTTTTTTTGGAAATATGGTCAATACTATGGGAATTTAGGGGCAAATACTAACGGACTCCAATGGGAGGACGGACTGACGGGCGCGGGGAGGTGGGGGTCAGGCACAGTAAGATTTCGTATAGCGTCTGGAGGCGACGTGTTGATTGGTGAAAACGCCTCCTCCGGCGAGACTCCCACTCTTGACGTATCCGGCTACTACGCAGGCGATGCGCTGCGGACGGTGAGTCAGGGGATTGTGGCGGCTGATACGTATGGGTTCACGGGCGTCAGTTATTATAGCTTTGACGGCACTATCAAAAGTAGCGAAGGGCGCATAGTCAACACGGCGCGCAAGACCACCACGGCCACACTGACAATCGCAGACCACACGGTTTTCGGCAATACTGACAGTGGCGCGTACACGATCACACTCGAGCCCGGTGTGGAAGGCGCAGTACACAAGATCACAAACAGCGGAGCGAGTGGCAATGATCTAACGATAGCGGCAGATGGCGCAGAGCTTATCAATGGTAGCGCAACCCAAACGCTCTCAGACGAAGAATCAATAGAAATCACTTACAACGCCACGGACGGCTGGAGGATATTCTAGTGTCACTTTGGAAACTTATTACAGCTCGTTGGGGCAGTGGAGCTGGAGAGACGGACGACGTTCAAATGGATGCCGTCACAAATGCACTGATTTCAATAGCTCAAGAACATCATGAAATACATGAAGGCGCCCATTATTTCTACGCTGACTACGCACTAAGCCAAAGCTCTGGTTCGACTCGTGAATTTGTACTGACTACACCAAATAACACAAAATGGATTCACTTGGTTTGGAGTGTCTACGCTGGGGACGGGGCGACGGTAGAGCTATACAAAGATGCATCTGGTATTACAGGGGGCACAAGCATAACACCTGTAAACAACAATGGGAACAGTGCCAATACATCGGGCGTAACACTCGTCAAAGATCCAACCAGCATCACGTCGGATGGCAATCGTGCCGCTGGTTATTTGGCGGGTGCGGGCAGGGTTGCCGGTGATACGAAAAGAACGAATGAAATAATGCTCGAACAAAACACTATTTACTTAGTGCGCATAACCAGTCTGGCAAACAGCAACGACATAAGCTGGGACGCTGAGTGGTATGAGCATACAGACAAAAATTAGGAGCAACTAATGGCATTTGAAAAACCAGTAGCATTCAAGCAGTTCCAACAAGAGTTCCCAGACGCCTACCACCGCATAGAGAAGTGGGCATACGATAACTTTGCGTGGCGGAACTCGATCAAGTGTACTGTCTACGCATACCGCTCCAAGGCAGATGCGGACCATAACGATAGCTTGGCTATGGCGGCGCTCACCGCAGACCCACCAGAGAACGTGCCAAAGGACCAGCTATTTGGCCCCATCGGGCAGGTTGACATGAACCTTACCCTGCTAGATTTTGGGCGAAAAGAAGCCCTCACCATGGCCAAGACCTATGAGTTGCTCGCTCAGATGAACGAGTGGGCGGAAGCAAAGCCGGTGTAAATACACTAGGATTTTTGCTTGAGCCGTGTATTAATAATTCATAACCTTTAACCAACCAAAGAAACCAGAAAGGACCAACCAGAATGAAGCTCAAACTCAAAGAACTGAAGCCGATGCTGATCAGCCTGTCTAAGTGCGGCGGACTCACTGGACAGACAGTAAGGTTCTCCCTAGCCTGTGCCAGAAACTTCAAGGCTGTGGTACCAGAGGATAAGACCGCCGAAGAACAGCGTGAAGCGATCTGCACGAAATACTGCCTGAAGGACGAGGACGGTAAGCCTATCCTCCGTGCCGGAACGGACGACGAAGGGCGCCCGACAGAGCTGTTCACCTTTGAGGACGAGGGTGAGGTCAATAGGCAGGTGGCTGACCTATTCGACCAGGAGATCGACATCAAGTTGATGACCATCAAGGAAAGCGATTTGCCCAAAAACATTACGCCGGTCCAAGTGACGGGACTACTCCCGTTCATCACTGAGGCGAAGACACCCAAGAAGAAGTAACGAGGAGGCTTATAATGGCCGCGATGAAAGTAGTACGCAGACGTAACCCTGGTCACCGTATGGCCGCGGCCGACGCCCAGTATTGGCAACAGAAATCAGGGGCAGGGCCCGAGGCAGTCGCTGGGTATATGCAGGATCTGCGTAATGCCGGCGCCGGCCAGCAAAAGGCCCAGACCGCCCTGGCCCACAAATTGACCGCCCAGACGGCCAGGGATATCTACTCCCGTCAGTCGGCGGATCGCGACTTCGGCTTGCGTAAGCGCGGTATGGACGACATCATGACCCGCTTTAACAGAGAGATGGATGCAAAAGACCGCCGCTTCTTCCTGGACAAGAAGATCGCCATGGCAAATGAGAGACGGGCGCAGGCCAGAGAGGGCAGGGCGCAGGCTGGTGAGAAACGGGCCGGCGAACTCCATGGGCAAACGATCCGTAAGGGTGAACAGGATATCAAGTATCGTAGCTTCCGAGACAAGTGGGATATCCATAGGCGCGGCCAGGAGAGTAAGGAGTTCGACGCGGAGGCAGAGCGCAAGCAGAAAGAGTTTGGCTTAGATGTCAAAGATAAGATTGCGAAGTTCAACCGCAGTGGTATCCGCTTTAAGAACGAACTCAAAGACCGCGCCAGGAAGGAAGAGCTCGACAAGAAGAACGACCTCGTAAAGGATCGCGTTCGTGACCGTGTGCTGAAGGGTAAGATTGGTAACCGCGAATCTGTGACGGTCGATCCCAGGGGTGGCATCACTGCCAGTGTTGGCCCCAAGAAGGTTCCCACGCCGGTCAAGCCAGGGAAGCCATATGAGCCGAGCGATGCCGAAGTCTCCAACGTAGAGGAGCAGATAAAACGGGCAGGGTATGACACCAGTGAGCTCAACGACGACCAGATAGCTGGATTGCAGGGCGCAATCTATGAGGCCTACCGCCGTAACCCGAAGGCCAGCCCTAATGAACTGGGTAAGATCGCCGCGGAACAGTTTGGTCTTGGCCAGACGGGACAGCCGGCGCAGGGTGCTGGAACTCCTAAGAAAACGGCCTTCAGCAAATTCAAGAAAGCCGCTGGTATCATAATGGGTCTTAAGGGTGCTAAGACCAATCTAAAGGTTAATAAGAAGTACGAAAAGACGTACCTCAACCTCCTGGTTGCCAGAGAGAAGTACAAAGGCGGTGACAAGTTTATCGATGCGGACCTCGAGCAAATACAAAGGCGCCTACAAAGTGACAAGCCGCTATCCAGAAAGGAGCAGATATTCATTAATCGGGTTATGTCCAGCATGTCACAGAAGAAGGTTAAGTGAGGAATACCGATGTCAGACCTCGAAACATATGCCTCTGAACGATACCCAGATCTCGCCCTGGAAGACGAAGAGATGATTGTTCCCGACCCAAACCGTCAGCAGACCCAGGAAGAGTTTGAAGCGGATCGATGGGGAGCCCAGGCGCCAACGCCAGGACCAGCTCCAAGTTTAGAGGAATACGCCACATCGAGGTATGGTGAGGAACTGGATCAGGCGGTAGCGGCCGCAGAGAAAGCCGATGAACGCCGTAACCAATTGATGACCATCACCCGCTACGAGCACCTCACCCACACAGCCCCTGATGTCCGGCGACTGAGGCTCCGACTTCCTGACAGTGAGGATGAGGCTCGCGACAATAAGGACTACCTGCGATACAGGAAGCTATGGGAGACGGCGGAGCAGTTCGCTACTGGCGGTCTGGCCGAGCAGGATTTCACCAGGGAAGAGCACAAGGTGAGCAAGTTCACCGACATCCCTAAGTCCACGGCGTACAAAAAGCTCCAGGGCTTGGCCGACATGGATATCTCAAAGAACTTCCGTGATCTGGTCGATGAGGAGGACGTTCCTGTCTTCACCGACATGGTCCGGTCCATTGCCGAGGAGTCCGGCAAGATGGGCGTGGGCGAGTCCCTGTCCCAGGCGCTGACTGAGAAGAAAGGCATGGCTCGGCGTCTACCGTTCCAGCTTAACGGTGTGATTGAGGCAATGAAGATATACCGCTCGATGAGCCGATTGAACGATGATGACTACGAAGATAGCCCTGAGGGCGACACGCTCCGCTCGGAAGACCTGAAAGAGGTTCAGAACCAAACCCTCCGCCAGGAAGTCCAAGGTATCCGCGGTATGAGCGTTGGTGGTATGGCCGCAACCAACCTCCTGGACGTACCCGCCTTCATGATGGAGATGGGCGCCACAGCAGGGGCCCTGCCTGGAACCATCAAGCCGCCAACTGCAAAGACTGGTTCCATCGTCAAGTCTATGTTCCGCGGCATGTTCAAGAAGAACCTCCAGCGCGGCGGGTTCAAACACGCCGCCAAGCTGGCCGGCCGCGCCGTCAAACGTGGAGCGGTTCAGAACGTGGCCCGTATCCCGTACTTCCAGCATCGTGCTCTTGAGGGCTACTTCAATCGCCGCGTGACTATGGATCCAGACCGTGAGCTGATGCTCCGCGAGGTGGAAGAGTCACCGTGGAAGACCATGCTCAAGGCCCAGGGCAATGTGTTCATTGAAAACTTCTCTGAGACGGCAGGTAACCAGATTGGTGCCGAGCTTGGGCTGGTCACTGACCCGATCAAGAACATCGCCAGGAAATGGGGAACCAAAGCCGCCCATAAGGCCTTCAGCAAGACCGCGATGGAGGCCATCGAAGAAGGCTGGAAGCGCATGGGCCAAAACCGGACTGGCGCGGCCTTCCGCGATATGCTCAAAGCTGGCGGGTTTGACGGTATCCTAGAGGAAATGGGTGAGGAACGCCTGGGCTCGATTATGCGGGCCACCTTCGGCATGGAAGACTGGGGCGATGTGATCCCTGACGGCGATGAGTTCCTGGCAGAAGCCATAGGGTTCTCAATCATTCCGGCCGGCTCCATGCCAACCTCATTTGCCGGCGCCCTGATGCACGGTGCGAGCCGTCAGGCCCAGCACAAGGCAAAGATGGCCGAGATGAACCGGATGGTGGCAGACGCCTCTGTCCTGGATCCAGCCGAAGTGGCCAAGGGCCAGATGCACAACCTGATCCAGGACAAGGACCAGGGTCCGGTGCAACCCATATCCGCGGCCCCGCAGGATCCCCTGAACCAGTCCGAAGAGAGGCGGGCCGAAGCCGAAGTCGAGAACGCCCGAGTCGAATGGGCTAAATCCCTCGTCCACCCTGATGTATGGGAGGAGTTGGTAGACGACTACCACGGCAATCAGGTGGGTGCCGCGATCCACGTACAGAAGAACTCCGGTATGGACTGGGGCACTGACCCCAATACGGTAGACCAGGAAGAGGCCATCCAGAAGGCGCTGACCGTAGAGAAGCTCCAAGAGATCAACGCCAGGGCCAAGGAGCTCGCCAAGTCCGAAGAGGATCTCGACATCCTCCATCGCTACATGCGCGTTGGCGACCATGCCGCCGCTATAGCCGAATCCAGTCGGCTGATCAGAGAGATCGACTCTATCATCGATGAGCGCCAGAATGATTCCCAGTATGGCGACTTATTCCAGTTTGCCGCTGACACTGATCCGGTCTATCAGGCCCTCCTCCAGAAGCGCGAGGTCATTGCCGAGCAACAGCACCAAGCCCTCCTGGACTCCAGTGAGGAATACGGTCAGCTCGGCGCAGAAATCGCAGACGTAGAAGGTAAGCTGGAAGCCATGATGGCCGACTACGGTGCGGCCAATCCGGAACTGCAACCTGAGCAGGTACAGGAGCTACTGGACAATAGCCCGAGCTACCAGTCCCGCGTACAGATGTTGGAAGAGATGAAAGCCGCCCGTGACCAGCTACAGAACGATCTGGTGGGCTACTCCCTCAACCTTACCGACCAGACCGCCCAGAACTTCGTTGATTTCTTTGCACAGACCCAACAGGAGAACGCCAGTGAAGCGCAAGTCAAAGCCGAAGAAGAAACGCTACCCGAAGAAGTCCCAGAGCCCGAAGGTGAAGAGCCGGAAGCCTCGCCGGATGGGGTACTAGAACCTAAAGTATCCCAGGAACCCGAGGCACAACCGGCCGCGGAGGAAGAGAAGGAGCCGGAGGCTACGCCAAAGGCTGAACCCGAGGCTCCTACTCCTTCCACAGAAGGTGAGCAGACCATCCTGGCCAAGACCATGAGCGAAGTGGGCACAGTGGCCGAAGACCTGAACGAGCTCCGTGACGGTGACGCCACCGATGGGCAGATTGTGGCCGCGATCCAGCCATTCCTGGAAGGCGAGGGTAGCAAGACCACACCGAATGGCGTAGCCCAGTACAAGGGCGGCAAGGTATCGATCAAGGAACACAAGAAGAAGAAGGTTACCGTCGAAGGTGCCGACCTGATCGCCCGTATCCGTAAGGAATGGAACATTGGACAGCCCCAGGAAGCGAAGCCCAAGAAGAAAGCTAAGGCAAAACCTAAGAAAGCCAAAGCGAAAGCAAAGCCGAAGGCCAAAAAGACGGCCGTGAAGGAAGTCGCGGGCGAAGTCTCTGCAGAGGATCAGGCCAAGTTTGAAGGGATGAAGAACCCACAACTGTGGAAGCTCCCCGAGAAACAGAAGTATAGGTCTGCCAAGACCAGCATCAACGACAAGAAGCTCCCGTCCGGCATCAGTAGGGCACTAAAGGAAGGTGTCTGGTCCGAGGGTATGGTCAACCTGGACATCGGCGGTGGCCGTTATGACAACACCACTGAGGCCATCAACAAGGCCGGCGCCCAGAACTACACTTATGACCCATGGAACCGGACTGTGGACGAGAACGTCGATGCCGCCAACGCCGCAGAGAAGGGCGTTGATACGGTCACCATCCATAACACCCTGAACGTCATCAAGGAGCGGGCCCTTCGGGAACGCATCCTCCGCCAAGCCTGGGCCGCACTGAAGCCTGGGGGAAAACTGATGATCACCATCCACCCTGGTGACAGTTCTGGTAAGGGTAAATCAACGAACCAGGGAGAGTCCTGGCAGAACAACCGCCCGATCCAGTCGTACATGAACGAGGTAAAAGCGCCACTTCAAGGGCGCCACTAAGAAGGGTGGCAAGGGATACAAAACCTGGATCATAGCAGAGAAGCCTGCGGCCGTCGAGGCCAAGACCGAGGCGTTCACTTCGACATACGAAGATGTGCCTGCGGCCGAGATGCCTGAAGTCAAGAAAGCACAGAAGATCATGGTCCGATTCCCATCATCTGACTACATCATCAAGGGCAAGATCGAGACAGGGCCACAATTTAGGTATCGCACCGTCTTTATGGAGAAGGACGGGACACCGTATGTGAAGTTTGATGCCACCAAATGGTATATCACTGGCGCCGAACGCCGCCGAGACGGCAAGGGTGTGGCGTTGCGCTACCTTGTTACTCAGACAAAGCCTGCGGCCGTCGAGGCCAAGCCGAAGAAGAAGCTCCAGGAGATCAACGAACAGCGTAAGAAGAAGGCCACCAAGCCGAAGACAGTGACTAAGCCGAAGCCTAAGAAGAAGGCCAAAGCAAAACCGAAGGCTGGTGACGGGTGGATCCGGACCAAGTCCGGCAACATCGCTATGAAGGCCCCGAACATCAAGCGCCTGTTCAAGGAAGCTGACGTTCAAGAGAAGTCTGCCAAGACGATGACTGACGCCGAGGTGGAGCGCCTGCTCGATGTCCAGGAAAAGTTGGGCACCAAGATTGCGTCCGACATCATCATGTCCGAACTCCACAACTTCAAGCCCGAGCGCAAGAAGGCCGTGGAAGCCATCCTGGGCAAGCGCGGCATCCGTGCATTCGTCTCGGGCCGTTCCCTGCAAGGGCTCACCGAACTCCCGCCCAGGACAGTGGCGGCACTCAAGCGGATTGCCAAGCTAGCCGGCGTCCAGGCAGTGGCCCAGCCGGACGGCAGTGTGGACATCCTGACGGCCGACAACAAGGTTCTCCATGTGGTGCCCGTTAAGGAACTCAAGAAGGGAATAGTGGCATCTGCAGAGGCTGACACCCGTACAATCCAGGTTGGTCTGGACGGCGTGTTCAACCATGAGCTTACCCACCTGATGCGCGACCTGGGTATGATCAACGACAAGGAGTGGGATCTCCTCGTTGGCCTCGCCCGTGACCGTGCCAAGATCAGCGGCATCCGTAAACTGGAAGCCGACTATGAAGCGGCAGGCCAACAGCTCCAGACCGATGACGATGTGAACCATGAGTTGATCGCTGAGATGATCCAGGATCTCTATGACGGCAAGATCGATGTCATGCAGGAAGTGCCGAAGTCGCTCTGGGACAAGATAAAGGACTTCATCGACAATATTCTCCGCTCTCTGGGTATCACTGTCCAGGAGGATAAGTTGACCCAGGGCGCCCGTCTGGCCGAGAAAGTAGCCGCAGGCGAGCCACTGCAGAGAACCTATGACCGCGAGGCCCAGGACGGCACCGCACCGCAGACAGACCTGCAACAGGACGCCCTTGACGCTGACACGTTCCAGGGGCCCAGGTTCGCCGTCTCCAAGACGAACAGAGCCAACATCGAGGGCTGGCTGGCCCAGCGGTACAACACCGAGGATATCGCGGCGTACCACGCCCCAGATCCGTGCGTTCCACGATAAGCATGAGAAGCTGGCCCGAGCCGGCGTCTCCCCGCTCCACGCCAATCAGAAGACCCTCATGTCCATTCGATATCAGCACCGACTGCCCACTGCGGGCGATGGGTAGCGTATGCCTATATTGCTACGTCGAAGCGCCAAGAGTGCAGTACTTCAAGGCCAAGGCGGCTATGGAGAAGGCTATTGCGGCCGGCAATGAGGCAGAAGCTGATCTCCAGCGCCGGAAGATGGAAGGTGCAAAAGCCAAGAAGGTCCACAAGTACGTCGAGTACAACAACCAGATCCTCGACATGCCCGAGCCTATGGTGAAGTTCTTCAACAGCATCGGCGGTATGCGCATGTTCGCCAGCGGCGACTACACTTCGCAGATGGAGAAGACCGTTGACCGCATTCTGACTGACGCCAAAAGGCGCGGCCTGACGATCAAGGCGATCACCAAGCAGGCTGAGTTCGTGAAGAAGTTCGTGCCAAAGTACAAGAACCTCCGCGTGAACGTGTCCACCGACTTCCTTCCCGATAACCTGGACCGGATCGTCATGGGCCGCGACTCTGTCCGGAAGTACTCCAAACTGGACCGTGGGCGGCTTAAGAGTGCCCTACGGATGAGGGACTCCCGTAGACTCATCGCATTTGGCATGTCTATGAAGCAGGCGAAAGCCCTACGCAAGAAGCACGGTGAGCAGATCAAGATCCGGTATGTAGGGATCAACCGCCGCGATGCGATCAGGGCGACTATGAACCCTGACATCGATGTGGTCACGATCTATCACGGCCGGACCAATCCCGACCTGCTGATGGACATCTGGCGCTTCAACAATCCTGCGATCTTTAAGAATATCGGAGAGAAAACACTCCGCCAGCTCGCAGAGATCTTCCAGGCACCGTCTGCAGAGATCTTCTCTGACCGCGTGACCGAGAAGGATCTGCGTGAGTCCGGCGTAGAAGGCATCACTCCGGCCCAGTTCAAGAAGGTGGCCGACAACAAGGTCTGTTGTAAGACTGGTGTCTGCTCCTCCTGTAAAGTGTTCTGTGGCTTCAGCCGTCCGGCCAAGGCCCAAGGCAAGCGCCTACGTGGCGGCAAGAGGTACTCTGTGGCCCGCATGTCTGACATCGCGGATGTTTATGAAGAGCAAACCAGACAAGAAGCTACCATCTTAGACGAATTCCTAGACAGTGATCCAGGTAGTAAGATTTCTTGGTCACCAGTGTCGTTTGGACGAGTACAGAAAATTTGGAATGACACGGCCCGTATGGGGTTTGTGCGCGATGAGCGTGGACTTGCTGGTATAGCAGACCAAATATTTAAAAATCTTGCTAGGTTGTCCGCATCTACTGATCTGGCCGAGCATGGATTTAGGTCTATTGAAGACATCCTTGAAGATAATAATATTGATCCGGATTCGTTTGATAAGGATCGATTCTTTAATGAATTTTTCGAGTCCGAGTACGGTGATCCTATATCGGACTACGGCCTGAATCCACTGTTCAATCTCACAGATGAATACTTCAAAGCAGACACTGCCGAGGATCAACTGGTCATACTAGATCGGATGCTAAATGTTGTTCATCAGCGCAACGACATTGCCGCGTTCTTTATTGAAGGCGGAACGGACTCTTTACATAAGCTCTCGGACCCGCCGAAAGGGAGCCAGCCGGACATCAGGTATGCACTATCTGGATTAAAGAAGCGATTCTACGACCGAGCCCAGCAGACAACAGAAAACCAGCGTATAGCCGCCGCTGAGATCCGCAAGGACATCGACTTCCCGTCCAACGTGGCAGGTAGGGCACTGGACTTCGCCAAAGATCTACAACAGAACATGGCGAGGCGCATAGAGAGCGGAGTCCTGCCCAAGGGTTCCCTCAATTCGCCCGAGGGCTATCTGCCCATCTATGATGACAACTACAATGCATCATTGCGGCCACAGTTCCGCGCTGGGATTAAGGCGGTCCTAGACAAGGTCCGCCCGTTCATGGAATCCCCCGACATCCGATATGCCCTCAAGCGCCAGGACCAGACGCCGGAGGAGAAGCGGTTCTATGACGCGGCACTAGTCAGCGGGGCATCCAACTGGCTAGAAACAGAGATTGGCAACAACGAGGCGGACCAGGATGGTGGAATCATGGTCCTGGCCAGTCATGCCGCAGAGACTCTGTTCGACGACTACAATGCATTCACCGAACGCCGATCTCCGCTTGCGCAACTGAAGTCCAGTGGCGAGCCCCTGGTAGATGGACTCGGCACTCCGACAGACAAGTTCCTGGCGGCAATGGAAGCTGAGTTCCAGCAGGTTGAGAACCTCGTATTTGATGGATTCTCGTTCTCTGTCGAGGACGCGGTCATGGACCTTGCGGCCGGCAAGATCACCGAGAAAGAAGCAGAAGCCCAGCTTCGCACCGACTTTGACCGTCAGGCCCGAGCGCGGTTGTATGGTATGCCTAAGCTCGTTCAGGATCGTCTGATGAAGAAGGTTCTCAAAGAGGCCAACTTCCCGAAGATGGTTCTCCGTGCTAGGAAACTGGTCGACAAGGTGTCCAACATGGTGCTGGACCACATCAATGCCGGATCTCCTATGCCTATGATCAAAAACTTGGTCATGGTTGTCAATAGAGAAACGGGCGAGTCTGTCCCTGTGTATGGACTGGACGGTCCTATGCAACGCGGTATGGCCGAGAAGTGGATTAAGCGCCAGCCGAATGCTGACGAACTCCGGATCGCTCCGGTGCCAGATCAGCCGAGACACCCAGATATGATTCAGTACAATCTCCTGGACCAGAAGAAAGAGACTAAGAAGGAGCGGAATAAACGCTACGCACTGCGGCCGGAACGCCGTTACGAGTTCGATGAGATGAAGGATAAGGGCGTCCTGAACACTGCCGGCGAATCTTTTATCGACTCCATGAAGGATGCCCAGGAGTGGTACCAGCGAATCGCGAGCCACACCATCAAGGAATGGTACGCAAGCCACAAGTCCGTGCGTAAGATCAAGGACAAGAACAAGCGGCCCGACTTCCACCCGCTGACCTTGCTTCTGGGAACGCCACAGCACATCTATAAGAAGATCCCCGTGGCCCGAGCAATCTACAACGAGGCCACCAAGATCAACGACTATAAGCACATCTTCTCAAACTTCATCTTCAATAGCGATCAGGGAGAGGGCCCGTCAGACCTGGGCTTCATCACCGAGTTCGCCAGCAAGATGCGAAAGGAGTGGAAGGCGCTCCAGCAGTACCTGATCAACCAGGATGTGGAAGCCTTCGGCTACACCGTAAACGAAGTGGAAGACGATGACGGCAAGAAGACCTATCAGGTCATGAAGCCGAGGTACAACGCCAATGGCGATGTCACCTACTCCGCGGTCAACAACGCCGAGTACGAGACTGAGGAACGCGCCTGGATGGTGGCCTACAACGCCGAAGCGGCTGAGTACGTGCAGACCACCGGCTCCGAAGCCGCCGGTCAGGCATTGAAGTCCATCCGCCACATGAACCACCGCATGTACGGCGTCCTGGTCAGCGAGGCAATAGAGAACCAGAAGCTCCGCGAGGAACTCGGTCTGCCCGAGCTGGAAGTGGAGTACGACACTGGCGAGAAGGACGAGAACGACAAGCCCGTCATCAAGAAGATCTCCCTGTTTGAAGCCCTCAAACAGATGGGTGATCGCCGCGGCCACTACATGCCACGTATCCGGCTGAGTGGTAAGTTCATGCTCAAGGCCACCAAGGAAGGCACAAACCCGATCCTCCGTCTGTTCGACAGCACGGTAATGCGGGATGCCGTTGGCGCCTACTACGAGCTCCAGGGCTATAAGATCGAGAAGCAGATCTCCAACCGGCCGTCTGAGAAGGCGTACATGGACTCCAGTCTGGTGGCCATGAACGATCTCCTCCAGAACACCCTGGCCGAGATGAAGCGCAAGTCGGAACGGGAGATCTCCCTGGAGGACTTCGGCCTGGAAGGTACGTTTGAGGACTACCCGAGGAAAGACGGCGGGACTGATCCTTACTTCGTCGTCCGCGGCCAGACCAACAGCCAACAGGGCCAAACGATCAAATCACTCGGTGCGGGCCGCTGGGCGCCACCGAGCGACCCTAACGATAAGGCATGGCGGATCAAGAACCCGAGCAAGGACATCGAGAAGACCCTGGCGCAAGCCCTGGACACCAGCTTCGTTGACTCCCTGTCTGTCAGCGCCTTCGGAGATCTCCTGGTCAGTCAGGTGGCGAACACCTACCACCAGCATGGCAGTCAGTCGAGGAAGATCGGCCGGCGCAAGGGAACCGGCAAGGAGGTCTACAAGGGCTATGTCGAGGATGTTCTCCGGTCTGTCATCCTGGCCGGTAAGGCCGTGGCTGGCGGCTCCGCCAAACGGATCGCGGCACAGAACATGATGCGGCTGTTCATGGGCACGGACGTAACCTGGGCCGAGTATAAAGCCAAGTACCCGCCGATGGACGAAGACGGCGAGCTCCTGGAGAGCGGCACCAAGGAATACAACGAGGCCATGGGCGAGCTCTACACGGACTACCGCGAGATGGTCCGCGAGAAACGTATCGACTCCTCCACCCAGGAACATGCGTTCAAGGACATCCAGTCCTACATGCATGAGGTGCTCCGGAACGAAGAGCGTAGCGAGCGCATCATGAACAAGATCAAGGGACTGGCCAGTCTGAAGTACTTGTCCGGCGTGGCCCCAGGTATGGTTAACATGACTGCCCTGGTCACGAGTGTTCCGGCCGTGTTTAAGAAGCACGGCATCCCGATCACCTCATCGTTCAAGCTCATGGCTCAGGGCGGCACGGACTACGTCCGCAATTGGCTCTACCAGAAGCACGGCAAAGGCAAGGGCTTTGAGAACACCAAAGAGGGCCAGGAGAAAGAGTGGCTCTACAACGAGATCAAGAACCGCGGCTATGACGATGCACTCCAGAACATGGAGGCCATGCAGGCGCTCCAGGGGTACACCGGCAAAGCTTGGGCCAAGGTCATGAACGTGGCTATGGGAGTCTTCTCGGTCACTGAGAAGGTCAACAGGGCCAGCACTATTGCAGGTGCGTACTACGGGCTGAAAGCAAAGCGGCAAAAAGAGGGAACCTGGGACGGCTCGAAAGCGACCCAGGAAGCGACACTACTAGAAGCCAAGGAGATCAGCGATGACGCCCACGCCAGTTACGGTAAGACCAACAAGCCTTGGTGGACCCGTGGCGGTGGCGCCCCGCAACAGGCCATGAGTGCGTGGCATATGTACAAGACCTTCTCACAGAATTACCTGCAAGTGCTGACCCAACTTGGCTATGATACTGCGGTGTCGGCCAAGAACAAAGACGCCAAGCAAGCCCGCCAGAATGGCGAGGCATTTGCCTACATGCTCCTGTCTCCGGCCGTGATCGCCGGAGCCGGTGCAACCGTGGCGATGCCCATCATCTCGATGTTGACGAAGTTCCTGTTTAAGGCCGTTGGTCAGGTGCCGCCCGAGGAGCCGGAAGAGGCTCTTCATCAGTGGGCCGGTCGCACGTTTGGCGACCCAGGAGAGCGTTTCAGCCGTCAGGGCCTCGCCGGACTGGCTGGCTTCAACCTGGGTGGTTCACTGCAGATTGGTATCACCGACTTACCCACCAAACCGATGGACCTCCTGGGTGCTCCGGCCTCAATGGCCAAGGACATCCTGCAGGGCACTGAGAGTATTTTGCGCGGTGATGTGACTAAGGGTGCCGAGAAGCTCTCCCCGAGAATCCTGGCCGGTCCGATCCGGCAGATGCGGGAAGCAAGTGAAGGCGTTACAGCTAGAAACAACCAGCCTCTTTTCTACAAGAATGAGCAGATCAAACCGACCACGAGTGAGCGATGGATTCGCGGCTTCGGCTTCAATCCCGCCAGGACATCTGCTATGTCCGAAGAGCAGTGGAACGAGAGAACATCGGAACGGGGTTTCTCAGACCGCCGCGGCGATATCTACGCCAAGATCCGGCGCTTCTACCTGACTCCCCGTAACGAGCGTAGCATGGACGACTGGGACGAGATCATGGAGATGATTGAGAACTACAACGCCCAGGTCCGTAAGAACCGGAACAAGGCGATCCCGTTCATCACTGACAAGAGTATCCGGTCCCAGATCAAGCGCATGAGTAAGGCGCCAAGGAAGGAACGGATACGCTCGGGCGAAGATGTCAAAAAGGACAAACCCGTCACCCGCAGGGGCCTCCAGAAGCTCCGCAGGTTACGAATCAAACGGTCTAAGTAACTTTCCGCAAAGTTTTGCCAAAATACATTTGCAATAGTGTATTTCAGGCTCTAGGTTCTCGGTATCAACCAGAACCAAGAGGGCCAAACAATGGCAGATAAACGCGGAAGAGTCTCAATCTCCCTGATCGACCCTGTCCACAAGAGGACGAAGGCCGCATCGAAGGAAGACGGCCGCAGTATCGAGAAGTTCCTGGATAGGCTGGTGCCTGTCGCTCTAGACCATCTCGACTTTCTGAAGGCAAACTCGAAAGGGAAGCTATAATTCTCCCCCATCCCCCCAGGAGTGTCAGGTCAATCCTGGCCTGACACTCTCTTTTCTCTGCCAGTGTGTGTGTAAGGAAAAGTACTATGTTCTATGTGTGTGTGTTCCTGATGTTCGTCGCTTACCTCGTAATCTGTATGGCCATCCTGACCGTGGCTCGCCGCCTGCGTAAGAAGCAGGAGTGGGCTATCCAGGAGCTGATGGTCCTGATCATCGACAACCACTGCTGTGCCAAGGGCACCAGCGTTGAACCATTCGCAGAGCGTCTCCGCCACTCGGCCGAGGAGATCTGCGACGACTATGACATTGTCATCAAAATAGAAGACCAACCCTTATAAGAGGAGCACTCCACAATGCTCAGTACCAAGAACATGACACGCCAGGAATGGCTTAAGGCTCGTAAGATGGGCCTGGGCGGTTCCGACATCGCGTCCGTCTTCGGCTACTCCAACTACGACACCCCCTTCCAGCTCTACCTGGACAAGATCGATCCCGAGGTTCCCGAGGAAGAGGAACAGACTGATCTGCAGTTGATCGGCACCCTCCAGGAAGAGACAGTAGCAACACTCTTCACCCACAAGACCGGCTTTAAGGTTCAACATCGCTGGAGTATCTTCCAGCATAAGGATCACCCGTTTCTGTTGGCCAACATTGACCGCTACGTCATCGGTGAGAAAGCCCTGCTGGAATGTAAGACAGCCCACCTATCGAAGCGTAACGAGTGGGGCGAGATCGGCACTGACGAGATCCCGTATGAGTACCTTATGCAGGTGACCCACTACATGACCGTCACTGGACTCCGCATCGCCTACGTGGCCGTGTTGATCGCCGGAAGCGAGTTCCGCTGGTACAAGGTCAACTACAACGAGCGCCTCGCCAACGGTTTGATTGCCGGCGCCAAGACATTCTGGGAAGACCATGTACAAAAGCGCGTCCCGCCGCCACCAGTCGATCTGGCAGACCTGAAGGTTCTGTACGATCTAGGCAATGGCCTGACCATCACTGCCACGCCCGAGATCGTGGCATCCGTTGATGGTCTGATCTCGGTCAAGGATGAGATCAAAGGGCTCGAAAAGCAGAAGGAGGCCTATGAGTTCACCGTCAAAGAATTCATGGGCGAAAACGAGATGCTCCTGGCTCCGGACGATGGATTCACCCTGGCCACCTGGAAGATGGGCAAAGAGAAGCGCGGCAATTTTCTAACCAAAAAGCGCAAGAGCGCATAACCCAAGAAGGAGACATTCAGATGTCTGAAGAACTCACAACCACCAATCGGGATGAAGCCGTGATGGCCAACCTATCCCCCAACGTCTCGGTCATCTCTCCAGAGGCTATCCTCCTGGACGAGCAGATCTTTAACCGCCTCAATACCTGTGCCAGCATCATGGCGTCCGGCAAATGCACGGTTCCGGTCCACCTGCAGGGTAATCCTGGCGACTGCTTCGCCGTCATCACCCAGGCAATGCGCTGGAAGATGGATCCCTATGCTGTGGCCCAGAAGACCCACATCGTGTCCGGTAAGCTCGGTTACGAGTCTCAGCTCGTAGCCGCGGCCATCAACAGTGTCGGTCCGGTTCTTGGCCGTCCGCAGTACGAGTGGTACGGCCCCTGGGAACGTGTCATCGGCAAATTTAACTGGAAGGTCAGCCAAAAGACTGGTAATAAGTATCAGGTTCCGGCCTGGAGTGGCCAAGATGAAGAGGGCTGTGGTGTCCGCGTGTCCTGCCAGTTGAAGACCGAGACAGAGCCGCGGGTGCTGGAGCTCCTGCTCTCCCAGGCGACTGTCCGTAACTCCACCCTGTGGGCCAGCGATCCCAAACAGCAGTTGGCCTACCTCGCGTTGAAGCGTTGGGCCCGTCTCCACTGTCCGGATGTCATCATGGGTGTCTACTCCCCTGACGAACTCCAGCAGTCCGGCCCAAAGATGGCCACCACCATCGAAGAAGTGCCACTGACCGACAGCCGCTCGGAAGATCTCGCCAACCGTCTCGGCATAGAACCGTCCGCGGAGGCCGCTCCGGTAGAGGTCATCGAGCCCGAGCCCAAGGTGGAAGAGGGATCCACCGAGGGAAGCGCCAAGGAGCCTGATCAGACGCAGGAAGAGCCGAAAGTAAAGCGGGTCACCAAGACCACCGTGGCAGAGGCCGCAAAGCAGATGAATGATACCGGCATCCCCGATAACATCATAAACGACTACCTGATCGACGCTAACCACATCACCGTGGGCCAGACATATCAGGACGCCCCGCTGGAGATCCGCAGGGCGATGGTCCACGATACGGACGCCTGCCTGCAGAAAGTCAAGAACTGGGCTGACAACCAGTTCGCACAAATCCCCACCCACACACACCCCTGGGCGGGGGCCTAAGTGCCCCCGCCCTTATAAGGAGCCCAAATGAAACGTTACCGCAAAGAGCGCAAGTCCTGGAAGCGCAAGAGGGAGTTCGCCACTCACTCACCCAGGAGCAAGAACCTGATGCTGGTCAACCCAGCCGCCGCCCTGCAACGTTCTCTTAAGAAGCCCGAGTCCAAATAGATTTTTGTACCAGTGCAACGGTTTCAGACTACTTACATAATTCATCAGGCCGTATGCATCTGTGAGAGGTGGAAATCCTCCCTGGTACACCAAAGCCCAGGACGTAACCAGCCACTGAGGTGGTGACTGGTTAATCCACTCGGACTGGGCCCTAACTGAAGGACCGACATGAAGCTCTACTGTCCATACTGCCACAAGCAGATAGGTGTCTATAAAAACCGATACCTGTCCTTGACCATCGCTAAGAGAAGCGACAAGAGCACGGTCCAGTGCCCCGTCTGTGCGGCCTGGGTACGGCACAAGGTGGTGGATGATAACCGCGTGGACATGATCCTGGTGAAGTCGCCTAAGAACTTCCCGGACATGAAAGAGATAATGAAGGACTTCCACAAGAGGCTGGAAGAGGGCGCCAAAATACCTATTGAGGTACCCAAGTGGGGCAAGTCTATTCCAGAGATGATCTCCGATGCGGCCGAGGATATTTCTGATGCCGTGGATAACAACGCGATCAGGACGCTCTACTCCACGCCCGAGGGTGATAGCAACTGCCACTGCGGTTACCCACTGCTCGGCAAGGATACCATCGGCGGATTCACCTGCGAGCACTGCCACAAGTTGATCGGGCCAGGGCACCCACTGTTTGAAAAATATAAGGAGTTTGAGATTTAAGATGGCTACTTGGAAGGAAATACAAGCAAGGTCAACCGAGAAGATTGCTGACAGACTAGGCAAACTTCTGGATAGATTAGACGAGACTGACGCTCTCAAGGCGGAGCTTGCGGAGGCGAAGGCGGCAATTCGGTCAAAGAATGAGGGACTATCCATCCTGCATGAAAAAGTTGCTGAAGCCGTTAGTTTGACCCGGGCCTTCCCAAGAAGAAAGACGCAAAGAAGGCCGCTGTCCACAAAAGGGTTCAGCAATACTACCCGGAAAGCAAGGTATTCAAATATGCGGCTGATGTTGTCGCCGTATTGCATACGCTGAGAAAGGCAAGGGCGAACGGGCCAGGATACGCCAGCAAAACGCCTTAAAACGAATCCGCAAACAACACAATTGGAGCTTTTTTGATGACTGTATTGACAACAAGACTTCGGGAACTTGCGCTTGCGATCACAGAAGGAAAGGAAACCCTTTTGCGTGAATTCACAATGAGAGTGCCGGCAGAACCCGAAAGGGACGCTGACATTGTTCTAAGCACTGCGGCGAACAGAATAGGGGCTCTTGAAAGGGCATTGAAAGACCTTCTTCCCTTCGTGCTTGAAGAATACTTCCCCGATATGGCAACCCCGCGATATAGGGAAGCGGTTGAAGCGGCAATGATAGCGGTCGGGCAGGATCCCTACTGTTCGAACGGGGAGCATACATTCATTCACCTGAAGACCTTGCCAGGGAAGGGCCTCAACTATTGCCCGACTTGCAGGAAGCCGGTAAAGGCTGAAGTGCCTGATTCGGTATATGAGAAGGCGCGGGCGCCAGGGGTTTACTGCATTGCGGCAAGAGGCGGTTGAGGCTGGGTTGCCAATGAATGGACCCGGGGAAACGTGTATCAACTGCAACGAATGGGAGCGGCAAAACTATCCGGCGGGCTATGGCAAGTGCGGCATTGACGGTCAGCTATATTCTGAAAGCTGTTGTATCTGTATCCCTGGCAAAGGGCCGGTCATCGATCAAGAGAACAAGGAAGGGGGTCCGGGTCATGAGTGAAAGCCAATGGCCCAAAGGTCCTTTATACTGGCAAGACGGGGACACCCTGTATTGTTCAATCCCGTTCACTTGGGACCTGAAGGAAGTCTATATTCGGCTGATGCAACGTGACTTCTTTTGGGAGTCGGCAACGGTTGGGGGCCCGGCGGTTGAACTGTTCCCTGACTATTTCAATGACCTTGACTTTGTGACCGTCGGGCATTCTTGCCCGGGGGTTCTTCAACGGATCAATCCGGCGGCAACCCGGACAACTTTAGGTTGCCCGAACCGTTGCGGGTTTTGCGCGGTCCCCAAGATAGAAGGCGGATTCAGGGAACTTGAAGATTGGCCCGACTTGCCGGTGATTTGTGACAACAACATTTTGAAGGCTTCGGCCGAACATCTTGACAAAGTGTTTGACCGACTTGAAAAACACGAAGGAGTTGACTTCAATCAGGGGCTTGACTTCCGGCTTGTGAATGATCATCACATTGAAAGACTTGCCCGGTTGAAGGCGCCGAAGGTTCGGCTTGCCTGCGATAAGCGAAGCGACTTGCCCGAATGGAACTTATGTGTTGACCGGATGATTGCCGGCGGCGTCAAGAAGACTTGGCTGAATTCCTACGCTTTGATAGGCTGGAAAGATGGACCAGGGGAAGCATGGGAAAGGTGTGAATTTATCGCGGGCAAGGTCAGGCAGGTTTGCCCTATGTGGTTTCATCGGCTTGATGCAACTGACAAGAATCAGGTAAGCGAAGAACAACGCGCGGCCGGTTGGACTGATGCGGCAAGAAAGGGGATCATGGCTTACTATTACCAACACCGGGGAAGCCCTCCACATTGGGATGCCTACCTACGCGCCGAGAACCTGCAACCGGATGGCGACCTGTGCGTATGCGGCGGCAAGGCTGTGGCGATGTCCAATAAGGCCGGAGACGGCACTATCTACTTCATCGAATGCCAATCCTGTGGAGCGCAATCTGATGCGCAGGAACATGAGACGGACGCATGGAAGTGCTGGCGTAAACAGAAAGGGAGGGCCCAATGAGTGACCTGGGTGGCATTCTTATGGTAATCGTGTATGCCGTGATTTTTATCGCAACTGTCGCAACCTTTGCGTCGATGTTTTTGGATCTGTTCAAATGAGTGACTATCTTGTAACCTCCACGATTAAGAACGGCCGCATGGCCAAGGCTATGGCTGAGTTTGGATGGAACGCCGCGGAGCTATCAAGGCAGTCAGGGGTGTGCCAATCCACGATAGGCAAACTTCTTAACTTCAAGATTTCCCCTATGACCATGGAGAAAGGGTGGCGAATCTCGGTGGTGAAGATCTGCAATACCCTGGGTTACGAGCCTATCGATCTCTTCCCCGAGCACCTGCAACATGAGGTGCCCACCAATAAGGCTTTCGTCTTCGCTGAACAGCGCCAGCTCGCTGGCCTTGCCGAGAACCGCCAGCTACTCCCTGGCGAAGCGGAGATGGCAGAGGATTTCCGCGAGGAGCTACGCCAGGAGATCAGTAACCTCGCCCCGTATGAGCGGACGGTTATCCAGGCGCGGTTCTTTGAAAGGCTATCGCTGAAGGCCGTGGCCAGGAATATCAACCGATCCTTTGAGCGGGTCCGCCAGATAGAGAAGAAAGCACTCAAGAAGTTGAAGAGGAAACTGCGATGAGCCGCTCCTGCACCACATGCCATTGCCCGTTGGCCGACCTGGAGTTCGTCCAGTGCCGCGGATGTGATCGGAAGCGCCGGCTCATCAACGCCATGGCCATGATCCGGTCCTGGCAGGTCTGTCTGGCCGTCAGCCAGGAGGTGGGCGATCTCACCCTGGTAGAGCAGTGCACGGCCGAGATTGCAGAAGCCCGACAATTCTTGTCCAACATTCACTTGAATCCGAACCTTGAACCGTTAAGATAGAGGAGCGGCCAGTGAGACGGCCCAAAGCGAGAGAATGATAATGACTCAGGCACAAATCGACCCTTCAGCTATCTGGAACTTTCCTGAAACACCTCACGGTTGTTCTCTCGCAAAGTCTCACATCCAGTGCGTTGAGGGGTCGATTTGTGCCTGGAGCAGGAGGTAGCTATGTTTACCAGTGAAGCACAGATGGAGACTCTGATTGTCAACGGCCTCAAGTACGATCCCGCTTTTATGTTCCGTGTAGCTGGATTCCCCTACGGTATTACCCGATATGTTCAGAGACAGGTTTCTCTTGACATCTACGGTATTGCCGACATCGTATTTGGTCACCTGAAAACCAGAAAGCTGGTTGTCCTGGAGCTCAAGAACGTTAAAGCAGACGCAAAAGCCTTCGCCCAACTGGCCCGATACATGCGTGGCCTTAGCATAGCATTCTCATCACGGAGGATGCATAATGGCTAAGAGATTCACCGACACGGAAAAATGGAGCAAGGGGCTTATAAGGTCTTTGGACGCCCCATACAAGCTCCTTTGGCTCTACATCTGTGACCAGTGTAATCATGCTGGAATCTGGGAAGTTGAGATTGATGTTGCCGCGATCCGCATTGGCATGAGGCTAGACAAGCAGGAAGCTATCCAGGCGTTTGGAGAGAAGATCCACGTTTTTGATAAGGGAAGCAAGTGGTTTATCCCTTCGTTCATCGACTTCCAATATGGTGAACTGCGAGAGAGCAACAGGGTCCATAATTCTGTGATAGTGTCCCTTCGTAAGTATCATCTCCTTAAGCTCCTTGCAAAGGGCTTAGAACACCCCTTACAAGGGGGTAAGGATAAAGACAAGGATAAAGATAAAGACAAAGAGGGGGAGTCTGAGGGGGGTAGAGAAAAGCTCGGACCTATGGTCAAAGCATACATTGATATGGTTGATAAGGTCTACGGCATTGAAGTCCCAAAGATAGACATGGTAACCAACGCAATGGGCGAGCTACGTGCGGCCGGAATAACACACAAACGTCTTCAGAAGGTTTTTGAAAGACATGATGTGATAAAGGCCCACTTTCGTCCAATTGAACAGCCAAAAAAACTGGTGGCAGAGTTCGTCGCACTGGAGCAGACAATCAAAAAGGAAAAAGAAGCCGATGACAACTGGGACTACCCCGCCTAGGGCCCGCGTAGGCCCCCTCCTGGTGGGCGACAAGCCGATGCCGCACTCACCCGTAGCTGAACGCGCCGTTCTGAGTTGTATACTCCAGCGGCCGGACCTGATGATCGAGATGATGACGAAGGCACCCAGCATGGACGTCTTCTACGTCCCAGCCCACCGTGTTCTCTACCGCGAGCTCCACGCCATCGCCCAACACACTGCGGCCAGCAGTATCGATCTGGTGGTGATTATGGACCACTTGCAACAGCAGGGCACCCTGGAGGAGGTAGGCGGTGAGGAGGCCGTCATGGAGTTCTTCAACAACTACGCCATGCCCCAGCGGTTTGAGGGCTACCTAGACTCGGTCCTGGAGTCGAACCTACGCCGCAACCTGATCCGGATGGCTACCGATGTGGTTGGCCGTGCTTGGGAGGAGACAGAAGACCTGGACGACATCGTCGGAGAGTTTGAGCGGAACATGGCCTCGGCCGGACAGGAAGTATCCAACGCCCAGACCACATCCATCTCCAGCATCCTGGAGGGAGCCGCGAGAGAGATCACCAATCCGGATGTGGAGAACGGCGGCTACTCCACTGGGATCCGCGGCATCGACGATTACATCATCGGGCTTCGAAAGGGAGAGGTTTACGTCCTGGCGGCACGGCCGTCAGTCGGCAAGTCTGCCCTAGCCCACAACATTGTCAGCCACTTCGGCCAGAAGGTTGGCCCTGTCGGTCTGGTATCCCTGGAGATGAGCGCCCAGTCCATTGCCAAGCGTATGCTGGCGGCCGAGGCCCTGATCGATCCAAACTACTTCAAGTCTGAGCGCCTGCCTAACCTTGGTGAGGCGGTTGAGCGGATGCACACCTCGGAGATCTTCATCGAGGAGTCGGCCACGGGCACCCCTTCGAAGCTACTGGCTCGGGCCAGGACGATGCATCTGATGCACAAGATCAAGTTCATGGTGGTGGATTACCTGCAGTTGTTCCAGGGCTCCGGCGACAAGAAGAACAGCCGCGAGCGGGATGTGGCAGAGCTCTCCGCCACATGCAAACAGATCGCTAGGGAGATGGACATCCCCGTCATGGTTCTCTGCCAGCTCAACCGATCCGGCGCTGGCGCCCCTTCAAAGCCTAAGCTATCCCAGCTCCGCGAGTCTGGGTCCATCGAGCAGGATGCCGACACTGTGATCCTCCTGCACCGGAAGGAAAACATACTAGACAAAAACGTCATGCGCCGAGTGAACAGTGGCGGAGCCATCGAGGTGGACGCCATCATAGCCAAAAACAGGAACGGCCGTTGTGGCCTGACGAAGCTTTTCTTCTACCCACAGTTCACCCTCTTCCGCTCGGAAGAGATACACTATCCAACTCAATTCTAGGAGACACCACATGCGTAAATCAACAGAAGTCTGCACCGCCTGCGGGTGCGTCTGGACCCAGGACTGGGAAGAGCCAATCGAATGCCCTCGTTGCGAGGAGGAAGACTGCTACGGCGAGGACCAGCTCCCGCCCGAGCCGGAGGATGAGGAATGAACTCCACCGACAGAGAACACTGGAAAGCCTACTGGGTAGGCTTCATCTGGGGCGGCGTTTCCTGCCTGCTGGCCTGCTGGCTCGTAAAAATCGTATTCGGATAACATTCACGATAACCACCAACAGGAGGAATACACCACATGAACGCCGCAGAACTCATCGCCCAGGCCGGAGGAGGACAGGTACTCATCGATCTCGATGACGCAGTAGTCAAAGCCCTGGAGGCCATGCGCAAAGCCCGTGGCAAGGCAAACCCTGACCATCAAGCTCGATCTCACACCGATCAGCTTCGACGATGACGGGAAGATGACTCAGTTCGCTGTGGCAGGCGCAGTGAACGAGAAGCTTACCGAAGAAGATGCCCGAGGCCGGACTCTTCTTCGTTGGCAAGGACGGTAAGCCATCCAAACGCAACCCCGTACAGCCCGAGCTCCCCATCGTGGGCCAGCAGGAGGAGACGCCTAAAGAGAAGGGCGAGTTCTTCGCCAGCTCCATGACCGAGGAAGAGAAACAGGAACAGCGGGACAAAACCGCGTAACAGGAGAGCACCCACATGTCCGAGAAACCAACCCCCAACGCCCAGGACGCTCAGATCGTGGAAGCCGCGATCCTCGAGAAGGGCTATGCCCTGGGATCCATGGACCGTGACCCGATCAAGGTCAACGGGCACAAGCCCGTGGTCATGGTGCCCTACGGCTATGACCTACAGGGACTACCAGAGCAGGAGAAGGTCCGGCCGGATCGCAAGAAAGGCGTGGCCGTTATCACCGATCTGGCCTCGTTTATCTCCCTGGTCAACGCCCATAAGTCCAAGGAAACCGAGATCTACGCCGATGGCCACAAGCTGGTGGCGGTCCTGAACTCGCACAGCCAGAAGGAACCTGGGCACTGCGATCTCCGGATCGAGCACAAGCTGGAGTACTCCTCCGAGTACGCGGCCTGGAAGGACGTGATCGGGACCAAGACGGGCCAGACCACCCTGGCGGAACTCCTGGAAGACTATGTCCACACCGTGGCGAAGCCTGACGGGACCGACTTGGCGAACATGGCCAAGAACCTCCAAATCACCAAGAAGTGTGTATTCTGGAATGACATGGACCTGCACAACGGCAATGTCAAACTGGAGTACAACCAGGAGACGAAGCAGGGGAACATCGGTGAGAAAGGCGTCATCGAGATCCCAAACGAGGTCACCCTGGTTCTGCCCGTGTTCAAGGGTGGAAGCCCCCATCAGGTTGAGCTCCGGCTCCGCTACCGCCTGCACGATGGCTCGGTGAGCTTCTGGTTCTCGATCAAGGGCTCGGACGAGTTTGAGTCCGCCATCGTGGACTCGGTCCTGGCCAAGGTGGCCGCGGAAACCAAGCTCCCAGTCTACCGTGGCCGTCACTGGACCTGGAACTACTAATCTCCAACCCCAGGCGCGGGCGCCACTCATCAACACGGGCGCCCGCGCCACCTGGAGCACTCCATGAGTAGACCCGTATATGAAAAGTGTAATCTCTGCAGTGGCCGCGGCTGGATCGTGACTGAGGGTGTGTTCACCACCCAGACATGCGTCTGCCAACAGCTCCGCGTCCTGCCTGTCGGCGTGAACATCGAGCAGATAGACCACCTGAAGAACAAGGTGGAGTCCCTGGAGATCGTCAAAGGCAACCTCCAGAAGNAGATCAACATGCTGGAGAGCGCCCTGACAGATGCCCATGAGCGCCTGGAGGAGTACCCCTGCGGAGAATGCGGCCGGTTCTTTCCAGCCAGTGACCTGTCAGAGGTCCGCAACGGCAACACCTATTGCCCTGACTGCCTCTGTGAAGTGAGGGGGTTCTGAATGCTTGAGCCGATCCCACAACCAGACGCCTGCGAGCAGTGTGGCGAAGAGACACCGGACCTATACCTGAGGAAGATGATGAAACCCATTGAGTGTGGCGAATGTAAAGCTTGCTGTATTAATGACGCCGTCCGGCCCATGCCGCATGAGCTCGGCCGCTACCACACCGAGATCTACCTGGGCGTCCCAATACTCAAGCACAAGGAGAACGGCGAATGCTTCTACCTGGGCAAGGATGGTTGTACTATCCACCACTGGAAGCCGCAGAAGTGCCGAGAGATGGACTGCAGGGCGCTCCTGGCGTCCGTAGGCGCCACTCAGATGGCCCAAGTCTGTTCACCCGAGGTGGTGATGGCCGCAATGATGCAGACAGCAATGGCCCAGGACGAGGAGGATCCCGATGCAACTTGAGCTCCAGTTCAAGACTGACATGGAGGAGGGGTTTGACCGCTTCCACCAGCGGAACCCAGGCGTATTTGTCATGCTGGTGAAGCTGGCCAGGGATCTACAGGACAGGGGCCACAAGAAGTACGGGATCGCTGGGTTGTTTGAGGTGATCCGTTGGCAGGTGGCTATGGATACAGAGCGGGATGAAGTCGAACCCTTCAAGCTCAACAATAACTATCGCGCGTTCTACGCCAGGAAAATTATGCGCGAGGTGCCGAGGCTGAACGGCTTCTTTGAGATCCGCCGGCAAATATCGAAGATCTGATGCCGACACAAGAGGCCCCGTCCGGAGGAGAGCGGACGGGGCCCAGGTGGGAGATCAGATGATGTGTCAGAGCAGTACGTCACCTCCCTTCGGTTCTTTCTTCTTCTTGGCCGCGGCTTTCCGAGCTTCAGCACTCTTCAACTTCCTTGCCAGTTCCTTCAGGGCCATCTGCAAGATCAGTTTGTGTTGTGGCTCGTACCGCCCGTGCTCCCAGGTCTGGAGGGTGATCACAGGGATCCCCAGGAGCTTGGCCAGCTTCTTTTGGGTCAGCCCACGCTTCATGCGCCACTCGCGGAGATCTCCGCCGAAGCCGAGCGTGTCTTTCGTTTCCTGGTCGAGCTTGATGGTCATCTTACAGTCTCCCCTGCTGGATGGTTTCATCACCCTTCTTGAACGTGAACCAGTGGGCATGGTAGCCGTTATGGCAGTTGAACAGGTGCAGGAACCGCTCATCACCCAGGGCCGTGACGATACGGAAGACGGCCACATGGTTCTCCTCCAGGTCGTCATCAATGCGCTGGAAGAACTCCGGATCGAAGACGTAGTCGTCGATGTCATCCGGCAGGACCATGTCAGGCACTGGAATCGTGACCTGACTCACTTCGGCCGCGATAAACCAGCCAGGAACCTCACAGCAGTCCCTCTCTAGGTCATAGCCCAGTATCAAGTCGTTCTTGTCCACGAAGTTGATGTTCTCGCACCATTCCTTGTTGCAGGTGATCAGTTTCATTCTACTTTCCTTTCTCGTTATTGGTTCTGTTTCTGGCTCCGCCGCTGGACCCCTTTCTCCAGGCGCTTACGGGCCTCGTCATAGGTTACGACTGTCCGGTTACGATGCCGCAGGCTGACCGCCTGCCGCAGTCCCGATAGCTGTTGCTGTGCATGTGGAGCACTCCCTGGGTTAGATGCGTTGCTTTACCTTGCGCCAGTACGGATCGGTGGCCAAGGCTTTCCAGCCGTTAGGCCCACCTACCCAGATCCTGGCATAGACCTCGACGCTCGGGCGCCGTCCGGTCTTCTCGAAATAGTGCTTGCCCCAGTGCCGCAGGTATGCCGAGCAGGTGGCCATGGCGGTCACCCTGTCGAACATGTCCTGGTGCCGGAGCTTGGTCCCATAGATGCGGTTCACATCCTGGACCACGGCCTTGTGGATCTGTAGAGGGCCGTAAGCCTTCCCCTGGTCGCCCACCGCACCGTCAAATCCTCCCGATTCAACTGCGATCAGGACCGCGATCAGTTGCAGTAGTGTCATTCTTGCACCTCCGTTATGTGTTGATTTCGCCGCCAGATGGCGATTCCTGCCCGTTTCCGGCCGTTTGGCTCCTAAAACGGGCAGAGTATCGGCACCTACCCTGCATCGTGCGTTAAATGGGCGTGGATTGGGTTTTCCCCCGCCGCTCATAGATCACTTCGGCCAGCCGCTGGCAGGCGTTGGCCAGGGCCTCGCGTCCCAGCTCGATCAGGGTCTGGTGCACAATAGACCCAGCCTGGGCCTGGGCCTGCTCGCAGGAGTAGGCATTAGTGGCCACGCCATCAGCCAGGGCGTTAACCGAGACGGCCGCGTCATCGGGCAGGGAGATCTGGTCCTTAGCGAATACCCAGCCCAGTGTGGTGATGCCTGGGCCAAGGTCGTAGTCGACATCCGCCAGGACGGCATCGCTGTGGTCCTGGTATACCTTCAGGATGCGTCCTGCCTGGAGGTCGCTTTTGACCGTTGGCCGCGCCTGGACTGTCTCGGCGCCGTTGAGTTGCTTCTGGGTGAACTTCATGTGGAGTTCCTTTGTGTTGGGTGTCCAGCCCTGTTTGCAGGCGTAGACTAGGTTCTGGATCTTGAGACGGGTGCGGAGTTCCTTGTCTGGCACCTCGGTCAGCTTGCGATTCCAGATGCTCATATTGTTCTCCTTTGTGTTTGGTTAGAGGTTCAGGCCGTTGCAGAAGGTGACCCTCTGCAACAGACCGAGCCGCTACGCCCTGGCTACTTCAGTGGTTGGCCGTCCTCCATCCGGTCAATGGCATCGGACAGCTCATGGAACTCAAACCAGTAGTAGGTATGGTCCAGCTCGGGATCGTCCAGGTACTCGACCTCGACCACGATCTGGAGCGGGAGCTCGACTCCGGCGCACTAGACAACCTGGACTGCCCCAAGTGCGGTGCCTGGACGGGCGGGGATCCCTGCGAGAAGTGCAAAGGCACGGCCAGCGTGGGTCCGGTGTCCACCCATATCGTGATCTACTACATGAAATATGCGCCCCGCCAGGAGGTGCTGTTCCCGAGCTTCGACAAGGCCCAGGAGTTCGCCGTGATCCGCCCGCAGGCGAGATGGGTCACTTCCCAGCGGCGCCCGTGGCGCTCCAGGATGCCGCCGTTAGCGGGAACGGTGGAGCCGCAGACGCGGCAGATGGCTTTCTGGTTGTTGGTTATCGTGTAGGTCTTTATTTCATTTTCCTCCGTTGGTTTGGGTTAAAGATCCAGCAGTAGCTGACGGTGAAAATTGTCTTCGTCCTCGGTCACTTGGTCCTCGGTCACTTGGTCCTTGCGATCCTGGTCTGCTTCGACCAGTTCTGCCAGGGTGTATTCCTTATGCGGTCCCATGAACGTGAAGCCGCGATCAGACTTGGCACATGCAGGGTTCAGCGGCATCGGCTCCAGCTCGGACAGCGGCGCGTATTCCAGGCCCTGGTCCAGGATGTATTCGGTCATGCTACCAGGACGCCCATCACGTTTGCGGGTCCGGCGCCACAACCCTTCCACCTTGCGGTTGAACGGCTCGGCTGTGATCTCCACCCGCATGATCCTGGTCCGCTCCAGCGGTGTCAGGTCGTCGAGTTCGCAGGGCTTCGTGTTGGGGCAGAAGATACACGCAGACTTAGGCGGGACAGGGAGCCCTTCCTGGGCGATCTGGCGTTTGCATTCGTCGCGGTCCCAGCCCCAGTCCTGGAGCGGATACCAGTAGTCAAATTTCTTGTCGCCACCGCCATGAACCTTGTCCGCCGCACGTAGCTTGCGGTACTGCTCGCCGTCCTCAAAGCCGATGGCCTTGAGCACCTTCTGGCCCTTGTACCATGCGAGCTTACAGAGCGTGTCGTTGTTGGTCCACTTGTTTTGTGGTTCGATCTTCCATTTCATGGTGCAGGAGGCCCGCCCGAACGTGGCTCCTGGCAGGGTGGCGTTCATGACCATGTTGCCCTCAATAGTAGTGTACGGGCTCCGCTTCGGCGTGTACTTGACCGTCTGCACCTGGGGCATGTTATTGGCTTCCAGGTACGCCTGTATGACTGGCAGGNAGTCATACGTCGCCTGCTTCTCCCCACCCACATCAGCGAACAGGATGAAGTCAGGAACGATCCTGAGATGAACCATCCCCACCAGGACGGCCGTGGAGTCCACGCCCAGCCCGTAGGCGACTCCAAGTACTTGGTCTTCGTGGCTCATCTCAGCCCTCCTTGGTGTGTGATGGCTGTGGTCATGTGGAGTACCTCTTGTTGGTGGCGGCGTTTTGCCGCGGTTGGTGATGTTTTTGTAAAACATAACCCATAGTCACTATATTGTCAAGCCCTGTCGACAAATAGCCACTATGTTAGCCTCAAAAAAAGTTTGAGCGTGGATCCCATCAACCGTGCA